CGTCATCATCGCCTGTCTTACTCCTATTACTCCGTTTATATTTGCACTAATGTTTGGGAGGTGGAGTCTGTGAGGCTCTGGCTGCAAACTCGCGAAGGCTCTTGGTGGGTCTGGCTTGGGAACCTATTTTCGCCTACGAAGGTCGTTATCGAAGAGGACGGAGCGAGGAAGGTTGGGGGGTGGAGTTTATGACCGATCTAATGACATTCGTAGTCATTTGTCTCGCGATTGCGGCCCTGTGTTTCATCTATGCATTCGAGAGGGCGTACTCATAGAAAAAATAGGGGCCAGTTCGCCCAGGAGAAAACGAAACTGGCCCCATGCTGCGCGGGTGAGCGCAACTTTGTTGTTGCTAAACTAGAAGGTAATTTCGTCGCTAACCATTGCTAGGAACAACATGATGGTAATAGCGACCACACCAATAACTACGATTAGTCCTCCTTCGGTACTCATAGATTGCTGTCCTGCGGAGCGGGTTCAATAACAGACTGACCGATAAGAGAACCAGTATCATCTGTGCCCGTATTCTGGCCAATACTGACCTTTGCAATAGCAACTAGAACTGCCGTACCAACAGCAATAGCTGCACCCTTCCATGTAAGCACACCCTCTCCTGACAGATAAAGAACAAGTGCGCCCGATGCAACCTGAATCGTTGTCCATCCAACTCTGTCAAGAAAGTCAAGCCACTTATTAACTCTAGGGGTCATGCAGCCTCCAAGTATGCGATGATTTGTTTACCAATACTAGGTGAACCGAAAGTATAGTTAGGCCCATTACCATTCTTGCCATATCTGAGTTGTCTCCCGCGTCCCATCAACTCTTCAACGTTTATTCCAATATGGCAATGAGGCCCACCACCGATATTGTTCTCACATACTCTGCCAATCAGTTCTCCCTTCTTGAATCTTTTACCTGCGGCGTGAGTACGATCAAGATGCCCGAACCAGTATTTTAGTTTCCATGACCCAATGGCATAGAATGCTAGACCTGGCTTGGAACTAGAACTACGACTAACTAGCAAAGGTTCAGGAGCAAGGATTGCCATTCCTTCAGAGAACGCAGTATCGAATGCAGGGTAGTAATCAATGCCAGAAGTTTCGTGGGTTAGTTGATAGTGCAGTAATGAATCCCCACCGTTATATACTGGCCCAAAGATCGGTACTATAGGTTTAGGATCAGGCCGCAAATCCACAGCTAGCTTATTTAGCTTAGGCATTGCATTAGCCCAATGCGTACCTGCTACTAGCTTATTGGGATAGCCCTCCTTTGTGAGCTTAAGCTCTTTAATTGCAGCGAGCAATAGCGTTAGACGTTGCTTATCGGTCATCGCTCAAATGAAGTTGGCGGATAGGGTGGCATAACTTTACCAGTTGGGCCAGTATAAGGATCGCACGGTTCTTTACCATCCATTGAGTTAGCATACTTCAACTCAGGAACAATAGTCTTAGTGCGACCACCTAGATCACGTCCTGCTTCATCATACTGAACTCCCATTGCATCTCTATAACCAGCGCCGTCTCTAACAACTCCAAACTCACTCTTCATACAGAACCTAGCATCTGCCGCAGGATGAGAATTATATGTTCTCGGTGCATACCTCTGTGGTGGTATTGGTGTGGGTTCCGGTTCCGGTGTAGGTTCGGGTGATGTACCTTCTAGAACGTCTACACGATTTTCTAGTGCTGTAAGATCAGCAGCCATTCTATTCAACAGTTTAGCTTGATCCGCCCATGCAGTAATAGGCGTAGTGGTATCCTTCTTATACGGCAGATGTTCTTTCAATCGGGCAGCTACATTATCGAAGGCTGACATTCTGTCCTCCTGTCATTACTACTGGTTTCGGTTTTGGACAAGGCTTCTTCTTAGTTGGCTTACATGGTTTTGGCGGTGGTGGCCCTGGCGGAGGTGGTGGATTAGGTGGCGGTGGCCCTGGTGGTATAGGTTCGCCAGGTTCGCCACTATCACCGGGATCACCTTTGTCACCTTTGTCACCTTTTGGCCCTTGACATACTGTAGGATTAGCGGCGCAGAATATACGAATTGCTGCAATTAGTTCCTCCTGTGTAAATGTATGTCCGGGTGTGCCAGGAACTCCTTGATTACCTGTATAACCGCGCGGCCCTCTCTTTCCGCGTAGCCCTCTTGCACCCTTACTGCCTTTAGCACCTGTTGTACCTTTATTGCCCTTAGCACCTTTAGAACCTGTATTACCTTTATCACCTTTGGGGCCTTTTGGCCCTCTAATACCTACTTCTCCGGGTTTACCAGGTTGTCCTTTCAATCGTTTCTCTAGCGCGATGATACAATCATCACGTTCGAGTCCGGCGCAAACTCCTGTACGAATAATCCTGTTAACAGTATTAACGTTTTGCTCTGTGTGCCACTGACGATATGAGCTAATACCCTGCGCGGTTGCAACCACGAAGAAGCATATTATAATTACCCATATAAGAACTTTATTCATCTGTATTCTTGTTTGTCAGAACTCGCTCTAACGTATGAATACGATCAAGAGCAATTTCTAGATCGGCGCTTACCTTGGTCAGATTGGAGTTGACAAGCAGATGGATACTATCAAGTTGATTTGCAATCTGTCGCCAAACTACTACCAATACAGCGATCAAAATTACCAGAGAGATTATGGTAATCATTTGATACGCCTCCGAACTATCTCCATCGTGCGAACTCGATCATGCCAGTCTAGAATGCTGTTAATGGAAACTACGAGAGAGATAACAAACAGACCTACAGTTATAAGCAACCCCGCTACGCTGACTCTTGCAGGACCGGGAATAGCAGGATCGGTTAGTACGGAGTAGACGCCGATAAGTGTAATAGCCAAGGCTGTCACTATACGGAGGGTTTCGCGGCGTAGATAACCTCGCGCGATAATACACAAGTCTGCGTCACCCACACGTTTACTGAGTTCATAATCTACCCACAATGGGCGTATACGTAGACTAGCGAAAGTGAGCGCCATTAACCCTGAAGCCAACCACAGAACTTCGATTAGGTTAATGGTTCCCCATTCAGGGATTTCGATTAGAGAGTTATGGAAGGCAATCATTCGACTACCCTCTTATGCCGTTTGTCATACAATTCTCTCTCGCGTCTTAGATGTTCGATACGCATTTCGTATCGCCTAACTTTTTCTTCCATAGCATCTAGCTCCCCCTGTGTGCGTACAGAATTCTCTTTGCCCTCGCGACCAAGTAACCGTTTTATCCAATTTCTCATGGCTTTCGTTCCGCAGCTTCCAGAGCTTTTTGCGTAACATCAGCTTGCTTATAAACAAGCTCCAATGCGCGATCCTTCTCGGCAAGTGCGCGCTCATACGTTGCTCGCGGAACAATCCATCCTTTAAGAAAAGCAACACAAGCAGCAGCAAGAATACCTAATGCGCCAGCATTAGATAGCCATTGAAGAAGTGGGTCTGTACTGTTCTGCATCATTCATTTGGTCGTCTATATATTTGTGGAAGTTCATCTTCCGCGCCAGCACCAAAGTTCTGCCAACCAAGTTGTTGACCACCGAAGTTAGATACAACGCCAATACCACCATAGAGACTTGTTGTATAAGTAGTGTCAGCGGCGCTTACAACAAGTGTCCAAGTACCTCCTACGGGATCACCACCAGGGCAAACCCATCCTTCGACGTTACTTCCATTTCGACGAATAAGCATCCACTCATTAGCTGGCCCTGTAGGTGTTGTGTCAATAAACGAACCAGGATAACTTCCATCGTGGCGTCGAAGTGTATATAGGTCGCCTACTGATTCCCAACGGAAACGATACCCAACGGGGCCAGAGCCAGGACTAGGATTTTGTAGTAATGTAATCTGCCAAGCAGTACCATTAACATCACCGCCACCTACTGTTCTACCCCATGCTTCAGCGTCATCACCATCCATCGACAGTGATTTCCAATACGTCATCGAGTTCGTAAAGAACTCTTGGTGAGTAACACTAGCATCATGGGCGACTTCATTATCACACCAAAATCCCGAATGTACTCTTCCCCATAGAGTAGGAGCCGCTTCACCAGCTAGCAGATCACCTTGTGCATATGAGGTAAAGTCATCAAGAATATCTGATGATTGTCTAATATCTGCCATTAGTCAATCACCGGATTGAATACGAGAATCACACCTAAACCCATTCCACCTGCTGCATCAATATTAATCCAGATTTGATCTTTCCAGTTAACAACACTATCGACTGGATCAATGACCCTCGTTCCGTCATCATGTAGACCGGAGATAACTAGAGGACTAGAGAGAAGATCATTTCCTTGAGTATTGTTCCAAAGTGACACAGTACAACTACCTGATGTAGTTAGATATGCTTCTGCATCATATAGATAGAATGAGGGATAGGGCTCGCCAACAGCAGGGGTGAATCCACCCATGTCTCTTGATATTGCAAACTTGAATCTACCGTCACCAGCAACAACGGGTTTATCATCTTTGAATAGTTTGATATGATAAGTAGGTGGAGCTAGAGGACGCCATTTATCATGGTGATGAATATAACCGCGCTGGAACTGAAAGTCCCATAGAACTTCACCCTGGGTAGCATCAATATATGGAGCGCGATCAAAAGCATGAATGGTAGTAGTTTGCATACTCTGACGTAGCAAACGTAGTTCATGCTCAACCTGTACAAGTCGTTCTTTAAGAACTTCTTCGGTGGTAACAGCGTCAGGAGAAAACTTCTGCTTACGATCAACTGTACCTTTACGGCGTTCAGTCATGCTTACCAACCAATACAATCATGCATAGCAACATAATCATGCAGGTTCACTTCCTCCACCGCTGCCGCCGAAATCAGGATTCGATTCTGGCGTATTAATCATTTCAGCTTCAAAACTAACTTTCTCATTACCGTGGTTATCAACTGAGATGTTTAATTTCATAACGCGATAATCTGCATTCACCGTATGGAAGCTAGTAAAGGGATGAACAACTCTTACACGATTACCAACTAGAGATCGAGGTCGACCACCAGTCCAAAAGTTCGGACTAAGCAATTCAGGATCATGGATTGCAAAGCTAGCTCTCTTACGAGGGAACCTATCTTCAAACTGATGCCCTTGTGCTGCCTGTTCCAATGCAGCCTGTGAAGCAATCTGACCAACTTGACCGATACGATCTGTCCAACGATAACGGATTACGCTCTCTAGATCAGTACGAATAACACCACGTTTAATGCTACTACCAGTACCTAGAACTGTTGTGACTGTAGCAAGTGGGCCTTCGTTAGTCCAATCAAGTTCAACGAGTCTATCGTTAGCTAAATTGTTAAGAGGATTCTCAGGATCACCTTTGCGGAACCGATATACTGGACTACCTTGATCCCTATGGGGGCTATAGATTTTAAACTCTAGATTATGTGGTAGCACATCGAATTCAAAACCTTCTGAGTTCTCCGCTATCTTCTTAATATGATCTAGGATAGTAGATTCATCAGCAGGCAAAATCTTGTAACGACCAGTTTGCCCTGTGCCGGGGTTAGCGAAGATAAATGGTGGAGTATTGAATGGGCCAGCAACACTACCGACATTGGCGTTAACCATAAATTCTAGAATGCCCTCAACAATTACTGTTAGGTCAACACCTGTAGCGGCTCCAACTCCCCATTGCTTAGGCCAAGATTCCCAATCTCGATCATTGACATATGCTTCGGGATCGAATGGAAATGTACGATGTTCAAGATAGCCAAGCCAGTTCATACCAGCAACTAGTACACTATCTCTATCGTCAGTAAGGTTGATAGAAGTAACGATACCGCTTTCGCGTAGTGTATTACCTCTATACAGATACCAGTCAGTATGCCACGGAACGATACTATCCCGTCTTATGGGGGTACCATCATACTGTTCCATTCCGAGAGGAAGTTCACAAGTCATCTCTCCCTTCTCGGAATTAGCAATAGACCAATTTAGTTCTGGCGGTTTAACCCATGCTCTGAGTCTCGCGTTAGCGGTATTCTCGCGGAACTCGATTACCCATTCTCCTGGATCGTATGCCATTCGTAGCCTTTAGTCTACCTTGGCTTATGGTAACAATATGGTTGTTGTGTCAAGTCCCAAAAAGTATGGAGTAAACCCTTTCAGGTTTATGAAGTATTGAAAGCGGCCAGGACTCAACGCTTTTAGTGGAATCCTAACTAGCACACAATGGTAATCTACTTCACCATCTTGTGCCCAATGATCGTAGCGTACCCGAAGGGTACCATGTTTACGAGAAGTCAAAGTTGTATTCAACGAAGGCATACATACGTCTGTTAGGGTCTGTCGCTTAGTCATTGCATCGACACTCTGTGCAGCGTCATTAGCGCCAAGACCTAATATCTCTCCTGACATAACAATCGTCATATGTCCAGGATATGCGAAGGTCGGCCACACACCTGGCGCTTGCATTCTCTTAAAAGCTGTATCGGGCATCTCAGGTTCAGGTTCAAACTCGTGCAATGGATAAAGATGATTACCTGAGATATCAGTAGTATTAACTTCTAGATTCGATCCTACAACTGGACGGAATTCTACTTTAGTCAATGACATTAGTTATCCTCTAAGATCGCCCGGCCCACCTGGGCCTGTTCGTCCACGCCTCCGCTGCCGTTGCACTCTTACATTTGCACCCTTTGGTGGTGGCCCTGTATGCTCACCATGTCCACTACGCGGGCCTTTGGCATATTCCCATGCGCCACGCTTAAGCGCATGAATCGTAGTCTCACCTTCACGCGGGTAAACGATAACTGTGACGTTACTAGAGTTGTCATTACCACCGCCACTACCACTACCGCCACTACCAGTAGTACCAGTTTTCGGGGGATCAGGATGAGTTCTCTTATATTCCTTGCGCGCTGCTGCTTCCGCTTCCTTCACAATGTTGGGGAACTTGTCTGTAATGTACTTACGGAATGCTGCATCAAGCGCGACGTTCTCACTACGCAGACCAAGAATAATCTGTTGTGCAATACCTTTACCGTACTTGAACCATCCCTGCAACTTCTTATCGAAGTCGATCTGAGTAGCTCTAGTAATCTCTGCGTTCTTAGACTTAGAGAGCGTGATGAACTTATTCCATGCTGGCCCGGAACTATTCCCAAGTACCTCTAGGAACTTCATTGCACCTGGCCCAAGAGAACGCAACTCTTCAACCATTTCAGGTGTTACGCCCTTCTTCCTACCAATCTTAGCAAGCGTATTACGCCACTTCTTAAAGGCCGCAATCTGCTGTTGCAAGTCTTTATTGATTTCCTTCATTGTGGGTTTAACGTCCCACTCTTCAGCAAGCGACCATGTTTCCGACTGGAAGAATGGCCCACTAAACAGTTCACCGAAAGCCTGAGTATTCTCTTGTCGGAACTGTTCCCATATTTGTGACATACGCTGAGCAGCTTGATCTATAGACTGTTCTGCTTGTTCTGCTGCTGCGGATATTGCGTCAGCCATTCCACTTGCCGATTCACCAGCATCACCAAACATATCCTCTAGTTCAGGAATGGTTTGACGCAATTTATTCCACTCATCCAAAGCCGTGGTATCTCCAGCTCTCTTAAGAGTACGAGCTATCGAATCTCCCCATGATTCTGTGGATTTCTTAAGCGCGGGAATTTGATCCTTGTACTTAGCGAACAGGGCTTTAACAGCGGGATCAATAGGCATATTGACATTAGGTGGCAACGTGCCCATAGCTTTGGCAATCAAAGTCTGCCACTGTTGAGTAAATGCAGCTTCATCGAATGAAGGCTTACCGAAGTCAACTCCCGTAAGTGACGGAAGAGTAAGTCCTCTACCGATCTGCTGCCATAGTGGTTTGGCTTCTCCTGCTGCTCTCTTAGCATCATCCATAGCCTGCTGCAAAGGCGTCTTATCTTGTGCCATAACCTTCATAATAATCGGAACAGTAATAGCACCAGTTACGATACCAGCGGGGCCAAGTCTTGCTCCTGCCAATGCTCCTGACATTGCGCCAATAAGGAAATCAATAGCAGAAGGATTACCACTCCACTTGGCAAGTAGGATAATTCCGATAACACCGATGCCCTTAAGAAGTGCGGCTGCGCGTGCTACGTTGAAAATTGTAGAAGCGCCCCCACTTTTGCTAAGCAATCCAAGACTACCAATTAGTGAGATTACGCCACCAGCAAGACTGGAAATAATGCCGAGTAGAAGGGTTCCTGCTCCACCCCATACGCCTATCTTAACAATCAAATCTTGTGTAGCAGGACTCAGTTCGTGGAACTTATTAATTAGCCATTGGACACCATCGGCAAGTTGCAAAATAACTGGCAATGCAGCAGTACCAATTTCCAACACCAAGGCTCTCATCTGAGAGAGAAAAACTCGCCATTGCACACCGGGGTCTTGCATCATCACTTGGAATGATTTTTCTAGTTCACCATTGTTAGCGAGAATAGCTGCTTGCAGTTCTTCAACTTGACCGAAGTTCTGAACGAGAGCTTCAAACACTCTTCGCTGCTGAATAGTGAATTCTCTACCTTGTGTATCTCTACCCGTAAGAGATTGCATACCAGCACGAGTTACTAGCTTGAAGAATCTACGAGTTTCAAGTCCACCCCTACCAAGTTCAGGAAAGATGGTAAGTAGTTCGCGTAGAATTTCAAGTGGTGCTTTAAGTTTTCCGGCATTGGTAATATCGAGAGTTTGTCCGAGACGTGCTTTACTAAGAACACGAACACCTTCCTGGAAATTACGATCTGCAAATGTTGACAATAGCTGAGAGAAACCAGCAGATACGGTTCCTGCGGGAAGAGTACGAGTAGCCTGTGCAAGCGCACCTGCAACATCTTCAAGACTCAGACCAACTGCTTTTGCAGCAGGAGCAACCTTACTCATAATACCAGTAAGGTCTGAGAAATGAATATTACCGAAGCGCACGATATCGAACATCGTGTCAAGTGTTGGTGTTAGATTATCTAGGTTTGCATCGAAGTTGTTAAGAGTAATGATGAGTCCCTTCATTGAATCATCAAGAGACACACCACCAGCTACAGCAGCTTTATTAGCAAGATCAAGAACTTTCAATCCCTTATTAACATCAACGATTCCCTTGCTGCTCATCAAATCAAGAGATGAGAAAATCTCGTAAGTTGCATTAGACATTTCTTCAGCAGTATTAGAATATTTCTGCATCTGCTCAATAATAGCAGCCTGCAACCGCTCTGATTTTCTCAGAACTTCTGCTGTACCACCGATATTCCGACCTAAGTTTCTCGCCTGAGTTGCAGCTAGCGTAGTAGAAGCCGAGAATTCGGCTGCTTTATTACTGGCCGCCACAAACGCACCAGTAGCCACAAGCCCTGTAAGTTGCATAACGCGACCAAAGCGGGAAACTGTTTGTCCGGCTTGATGGATATTATCCCATCTTAGCTGGCTCATCGCTTGTTTAGTAACAGCGATATCAGCTTGTGCGACTCGCAATTTCCTACTTACGAATCCTAACTCTCGTTCCATACGTTTTAACTCTGCTGTAGCTTTGGCCGTACTCATGCCATTAAGCGCAGAGTTAGTTAAACCTATTTCTTTAGTTAATCTCCGCTGCTGGATTCGGAGTTGTTCTTCCTTAGCTATCAACTTCTGCATACCAGCTTGGGCCTGAGCAATGATAGGTGCAGACTTACCAATAAATCTACCACCTGGGCCTTGTAGCTGTCCTGTTGCAGTAGTTGCAGCTTGCGTTCTACTGATACCACGTTCAACCATACGTCTATCACGCATAGTACGGGTAAGCTGCTGCTCTAGATTTAGCCTTTGCTTGATAAGTCCTACATCACGCGCTAGCGTATCTCTACGAGCAGCAAGCCTATCCGCCTGAATACCCTGCGTTTGTAGACGTCGCTGCAATTGCTGCGTCTTAGAAAGTTTACCGAGATTTTGAGAAAGGCGATTGAGGTTACGAGACGCATAATCCTGCGTCCTGATAACGAGTACCATTTCTCCAAATCGCATCGGCATTTAAATACCTACTGTTACCCTTCTACCTTATGCCTATCTCTATTACGCTTGCGAGTTTTCTCTTTCTCTTCAACACGCTTCTGATGTTCGTCGCTTGCTTCAAACACTTTTTCAAGCAGCGAAATTTCGTGGGCTGGCTGATCCAGTATCCCACCACCTCTAGGAGTAATATGAAGCTCTTTACACAACCGAGCTATCCGCATCCAGTCTACACATTTGCGGACTAGCTCTCTTCCGAAATAGAACTCAGCTTCTCGGGGGTTGTTTCTCCATAAGAGGGCTTGGACGCAGTTGGAAAATTTTCCAATTCGTCATCCTCAAACTCTTGATTGAGGTCGTCGATATACTTTCCAATTTCTGCGCCGATCTTAGGATGAAGATTCCTGAATGATTCAGGATTATCGAAGTTAAGGAGATTTCCGCCACTATCTTCAAGATTGTGTTCAACGATACTATGCTTGAACTCATACTCCATCGTGGCAACATTCATAACTTCCATCATTGCCTTGATAGTCTCGTCACCCTTCTTCTGTTGTCTACCCGTCGAACGACGTTCCTCCCATCCAATCTTAGCGGCGATATCGCGGCGCTGCATCATCTGATGATAACTAAGACGACGTAGTACAACGAATCCACCCATGTCACCATTCTCGGAGGGAAGAGTCTTGAGATCGTAGCGGAAAGTCTCTTCTCTATCAATTGTAGCGCGGGGCATAACTGTCTCCTGTTCTTTCCTATTTAAGCAATATTGGTAGGTGACTTAACCTTGATGCTATAGGCGTCGCCACCAGCAATACCGATGATGCGTCCCGTAAAGTCAGCCATAATCAAATCACCCATACCTTCAAGGTTAGGCTCATATGCGTCATAGCTAACACGGTTCGCCTGAAGTGCAACTGCGGAAGTAGCGGCTGCGAAGTTAGCGCCTCCATTAGTAGACTCTAGCTTGATAGCCCTCGTGGTATTGTTAATCATGTTATCGTAGTCGGTACGATCAATGAAGTCCAGCTCCGACTCGATTTCTGCTTCAGTGATTCCGTAGCTGATGTAGCTAGCAGAACGCTGTGCATGAATTCTATTCTGTGCTTCTGCATTGTGATTAGCACGGAACGTGAATCCATTGAAGTTAACATCGACAGCACCGAACGTAGGCGAAACAGCCGACGCTGCAAGGTAGATACGGTGAGCATCTGCACCAAGCAGATCGGATGCAACCCACGTTTCTGTAGGATTAGCCTGAGTTGCTTCAGCTAGACCAAGTGCTTCCATATTGCACCTGAGAATACCATCTTCAACGGTAAACTCAAAGTTACCAATCACACAGCCCGTATATCCGAAAACAACTTCGTTACGAACAATTGTGATTGACATAGTACGAGGAACCGCACCGGATGCTGCTGTACTAGCACTACCCGCAGATGAAGGAGTAAACGTATATTCATACGGGCCAGCACCGGACTTCGCAATGTTATGCCTAGAGGCATAAAGGAAGTATGGAAGGAATCGAGGATCGGCCTCCATATTAATTGGCCCCTCGATATGATAGTACGATGACTTTACATCGGAGACAATCGACGTTTGCCTAATCTGCTCCGAGTAATACTTTGATTCTGTGTAAATAAAGTCCTCATCCAAAATGGGGACAAAGACGGTAGGAGCAACATAGGTGCCCATCGTAGACTCTAGAGCAAGACCTACGCTACCACCACCGCCCAATCCTGCTGGCATTAGTTATCATCCTCCTCGACAAGTGCTAGGTTGGATTCTTCCGCTTCCTCTGCAACTACAGAACGATCAGGGCCAGTGTTACTCTCAACAATGATCCCTTCAAGGTCTTTGCTACTAAGTGTAGAACTACCAGTAACCTTAACGAACTGATTACCCTCAAGAACCTGTCTCGTAGGCATCTGTCGTTTGGAGACTAGCAATCGCTCCTGTTCTTCGGTGAGTTCAACCTTACCCTTGTTCTTAATCGAAATACCAGCAAGATCAAACTCTACATCTTTCTCGAATTCAGGATGGTCGATTTCAACAGTTAGAGTCATTCCTCCCTCCCGTTAACCGATTTCATATGGAACACGGTTTTCACCAGTCCATACTAGTCGGGTTGCAATAACAGCATTACCCTTCGACGAAGATACACGACCGATCACAATAGGCGTCATACTTTCTACCCAACACTGAATCATATGACCACCACAGCTACGATCGTCATTCAAGAACTTCTCCAGATTCCTGGCGAGAACCATATCTTCTCTAGTACGGATTCTTCTACCACGGTTGAGGTTTGCGTGGAACACCCACAGATCGCAAGCGAACTCTCTACGATATTGTCGAGTAGCATGGAGAGTCGTGTTAACGGGACGCTCTGCTGTGAGTACACAAGCCGGGTACTGAGGTAAAAGTTGCTCGTCTCCATAAGTAACGTGTTTAAGACCTAGCTCCGTTTTGTTATTGTCGATTCGATCATGGAGATAGTCGAGTACCTGTAGAATATCATAAAAGTCTTGTGCCATTAGTTATTAGGCATGAACCGACCAGCACCAGGCTGACCTTTAGGAATTCTACGACGGCCAAATGTGCGGCCTTTCGACGACGTGAATGTTTCTACCGTAGCATGCTTCTCTAGAATGTCATTGAACCACTCTTCAAATACTTCAAGTACCTGAAGTTCTGCTTCACCTGACATTCCAAGGAATTGTCGTTGTGGTAGAGGCTGCTCTCTATCTGGCAAACCATCTTGGTGCCATTCCCAATAGGGAGGCATTCCTGCTGTAGTAAAATAAAGCGAATCGTTATTGACTCCACGTTCCGCCTCAATGATGAATCTATTTTCATCGGTAGCAGCAGCTTTAAGAATGCCCCGCCAATTGAGAATTTTACCACTGTGTCCTGGCGGCAGATTTTCTGCATAACCTCTTAGTTGCATTGATCTTCCTGTTGCGGGATCAGTATAAACGTCTCTAACTCTTCTACCTGTGGCCTCTTGAATATGTGTTGCACTAGACCAAGGTGTCCACGGCTGTCCCTGTGGATCATGTTCACCTTCAAAGTTCGCTTCAATATCCCTAGCAATAACGCCTCTTGAAATTGCAAGCGGAATAGTACGATTCTCTAGATCGTCTCTGACTTCAAGAACCTTCTCACTAAATACAAGAGGATCAGGAACCCACTCAAATTCAACTACGGCACCAGCCTGCGTACCATACTTGGATAGTTGTGCGCCACTGAATGTTCTAGGCATGAAGTTAGAACCTTGAACTCATAGTGAACTTAGGAGGATCAGTATTAGGATCATTCGGATAGAACAAATCGGTAGTTAGAGCAACACCACCGGGAGGTGCATCAGGATCAACTACAATATCACCATTAATGATCGACTGTAGCATCATCATAGCTTCATTGTACTTGAACTGTGCATACTGTGGATCGTCGAGTGAATCTTCTGAGTAACGCCGACGATAGATAAATGCAGCACCAAGGCGTCCCCCGATAGCACGAATTATACTAGGTGTGCTATCGGGGTCTACCCACAATGCCATTTCTACTGCATCGACATGACCTGCTAGATATCCTCTAATGATGCGTTCGATATCTTCCCTGATTTCTTCAAGTAGATCACCTTCTTCTGCCGAGATTTTATCGGTTGGAAGATGAACATTGATATCGTTATCATCAACGAGGCTCATTTATCTACTTTGCTTCCTCTTCACTAACTTCCTCTACACCTTCGGGAAGTAGTGCATCATCATTACCTAGCAGCACATCTTCAGGATTCGGGCCAAAGACCTGAGTTCCCACAACGCTCGCTCTTACCAGTCTATCTTCAACGGACTCAGCAGCAATATCACTCTCTGCTGCTTCCAGTTCTGCTCTTGCCTTTTCGATGACGAAGGTAACAGGAGACATACCTCTAGCAACGTCACCTTCGTAACCATCAGGAAGAGGATAGTTACGAACAGAACCATTTTTCTTCCATTCGTCAAACTCTTCCTCACTAACACCGAACGCTTCAACATCACTCGCAGAAACTTCGCTGCCTCTACTAATGATGTTTCTACTGTGGATGATTCGACGGCCCAAACGTGTTTCCTCTGACTCTCCGCCACAATAGAGGTCAGACCATGCGTAGAACTTTTCTGCTGCTTTCCTTGGACGTGCCATGTTGTTCGTCTAACCTCCTTCCTAGAATGCCGTCGCGCTAAATGCGGTCTTGATGAGATAACCAGCCATAGAAGTAGTGATCTTGGGATCGTACTGCCAAGTAGTGCGAACGAGGTCGCTCTTACGAGACTCTTCCCTCCATCTTTCCGTAGGCATTAGTTCTCCACCAGGGCCGCTAGGCGGCCACATGAAGGTCTTACCAAATGAGAGGTCACGACGCGAAAGTCCAGGCTTGACATATCCAAGCCAAACGTCCTTACCCCACATAGACACAAGGTTTTCCGTTGCATCAATGTTGTTAACGTCGTTATAGACAACATCGCCGAAAACGACTTTGCCCTCAAAACCAGTCAACTGGCCAAAAGCGTTTTCATTCGTCAATGCGAAGTTGGAGAAACGAGCAACAACATCAGGATGATTCTCAAGCCACGTTACACCAAGTCGCGGAATGAGCATTGTGTTCGGGGCAATACCAATCGAGGAAGTAATCTCGATGATCGCTGCACGAATGATATCAATAGGATTGGAAGTTGCACCTGCATAGTTATCCCACTGATCGGCAGCGGCCAGAGTAACAGTGTTCCCTGTGGTGTAGTTGGCTGCATTGCGAACCAACGTCGAAATGAGAAGTTCGGCCTTCAGACTAAGGCTAGACTTAACGAGTGCCGCTGCATCCTCTTCCGGGTCAATATCCAAAGCACCCGTAGTAGAGTTGTTAGCATTGACACCGCCAAGTGCTCTTGCGTATGCCTCCTCTTCATCGGCAACAGCGGCCTGTAGAGAACGCTGAACAGTCTTGAATGTATCAGCACTCCACTTTCCACCACGAACTTCATTAGCAACCGTTCCCGGCTCACGTCTATCGGGGAAGATTACGCGGTTAGAACGATCGAACGTCCTATATGAACCAAAAGGACTACCTGCTTCGACCTGCGGCATAATCTCGAAACCTACGAGATTTTCCGGCTCAAAGCCTGTCGAGAACTCGGTAAGGTATGCATCAACTACCAAGCCGCTCGGATCGTACATTGGCATTAGTTGTAACCCTCCCTTCTAAGCCGTAGGATCGCCGTTAAGTGACAGATGAACTCTTGCGCGCTGACCAGTTGCAGTAGTAGGTTCAACAACCCACCCATGAATCTTCTCGCCTGCACCAGCAGCATTGATCGTGCCGTTGTTGCCAATTGTAACTCTAGTACCAACTGCGAGAGCTTCAGTACACTCCCACTCAGTATCGCCTTCAACAGCAATAACACAACCCTTACCCTCAAGGATTTCTCCTGCTGTAACATCGACCTGTGCAACACCAGCAACAATGTCAGCAGCAGCAGTAACAGGAGTTACAGTCTCTTCAGCAGAGAACTTAACTGCACGAAACTTCGTGATAGCTGCGGCAGCATCGTAACCCTTGTCCTGCATGTAGTTCCTAGTTCTTGCGGTCATATCTAAGTATACCCTCCCTTCAACTTACCGACGGATATGGCCGGTCTTATATGCTTCGGCCAATTCGGGATTACGCTGACCCAAGAGCTTAATAGCAGCCTTGCGATCAACACCGTCATCTTCCATAATCGTCTTGATCTGCTCTGCAAACGTATCACGGATTTCCTTAACACCCATCTGTGCAACGCTTGCAACAGGACGATCATCGCTACGAGCGGAACCACGTTCGCTGTAATCAACTGCACCAGTCTCGGCAATTGAATCAAGCAGACTTGCAACGTCACTTTCCTGAAGCTGCTTACGAGACATTTTCAGATGAATGTCCTCAATGTTGCTAAGGACACGTCCCGAGAATCCATGAGTGGACTTCTTAACGGTATCGTTCTCCTTGATTTCAAACCGTTCCCAACGCGATGCGAATGCGCGAGCCTCATTCTCTTCATCACGCTCAAGAAGTTCACGGAACTTATCGTACTCTGCGGGATAATCCTTTGCGAAACTTCTACGCTTTTCAGCTTCCGCTGCTGCCTCATTAAGAGGAACAACAACTTCGCTTACTTCACTAGTAATCGACGCAAACAACTCAGCATCCTCAACATTCTCATGCGGGACACCGAGAAGATTTGCGAGTGCTACTAGCTGTGTACGATCCATAGCACTCCCTTTCAAGCTAGACTTACTGCCTTTTTGATTAGGTGGAGGTTGATCTGTAATAGGCGGAAATGAAGGTTGCAAGTTGCCTGGAACTCTCCAGCCACCTGTAACTGCGGGATCATCTTCCATTTGTGGTGTCCTAGGAATAGGCTCGCCTTGCGTCCCAGGATCAGCATGTTCCAAATCTGGCTCAAACGTATTATTACTGTTACTGTCTGTAGCAATATCAAGTAGAGTACCAAGAGCTTTAAATTGTACTCCCTTTCGACTGAGCGCAGACATTGCTGCTACGGCTGAAGCGTTACCAACAACACCCCCATTCTCGGACATTTCTCCGATAAGAGATTCATATGTCTTAATGCCGTCAACCATTCCAACTCTGACGGCTTCTCTTGGTGATACAATACCACCATCACCAAAATTTTGTCTAACATCATCAAAGCTCTTGCCGCGACCCATTGCAACTTCGTTAACGAAATCAAGATAACAGTCATCGACCATATCCTGAAGGTTCTTACGAGTCGTATCATTAAGAGGTTCTTCGCCGGCTGCTTTTGCAGAACCAGCTTTAATAACAGTCTTGGTAATACCCTTACTCTTCTCCTGTTCACTATAGTCCATATGAACTTGATAGACTCCTAGTGAACCAGTTAGACCTGAATCAGTAATGTAGAACTCACTACCCTGTGACGCAATCCACAAAGCAGCAGATGCAGCCATTGTATTGGCAATAGTAATAACTGGCTTAACATCGCGCGCCTCTCTAATCTCACGCGCTGTCTCCATTACTAGATCAGCCACACCACCAGGAGAATCAATATTAACCAAAATGCTACCGACGCTAGGATTGCTAACAAGAGTCCGAAATTCATTACGGAACGTCTCCAATGAAGTTGCGCCACTTAGCTCTGTCATCAAGTTGGCTTTAGGAAAGATTGGCCCTTCAAGACTAAGGACGCCGACACCATCAATAATCTGTGGGCCGTTTTCTATTGACGAGTCATCTAAATCAAGCAAACTAATATGACGTTTAATCTCATCTTCATCTTCGTGCATATGACGTTCAAGAATTCCAAGAACGCCACGAATAGCATCCTCCGTCATAAGCCACGGAGTGCTATTAATCTTACTGACGATGCGGGCGAAGTTTCTCACTTCTTACCCTTACCCTTTTGGCTAGCTTTGATAGCCCGACCTTGCTTAGCAGCCTTTGCTTTGGCTCCACTTCCATAATAGGTCTTACCTTTCTTTCCATATCTATAGCCACCACCTTTAGTCCGTTTAACAGGCATATCTATCAACCCGAATCATCCGTTGGCGCACCCATATTGCCTCCATCGGATGCATCTTCTGAACCTTGAACATCACCCTTATTAGCTTGTGTATCAGAAGTATTATTAGCTTCGGGAGTTTGCCGTCCGCCCGTCTTAGGTGGAGCATCAACAATAGAACGAACCCATTGCTCAAACTCTAGATCAACAGTAATTGCATTACGAGCAATGAGGTTTGCCATACCGGATGCCCACTGTTGCATATCCTTCGTCTCACCAATGTTCTTGACCTGCAACGTTGGGAATCTATCAGTATCGAAGTTGTATGCGACAAGCTGTGGAATAAGATAGAAGTTAATCCACTCACAGATTAGATTGCCAACGTAACGTAGTGACTTAGTAAACGTGTCCTGATGTGAACCTGCGGTAGCTCTACCTCCACCGCCTCCTGTAACTGATAGACCCATGAGAAGGAACTGAACCATCACGTTAAGCATAATCATGCCATTGTGATGTTCAATCGACTTCATCACGTCAACGGGCTGTCCCGGCAATTCTGCAAATCGGAAAACAAAGCCAGGAGGTAGAACCATCCCGCCGAATTCATTAGTGCGAACATTCTGCACTAGCAGCTTGGCGGCAACAATTTCACTAGCACTAGCTCCGGGGGGAGCTTCAACAACTGGAAAGCCCATACCGTGACGTTCCTTCTGAATACCGTCAATCTTGTATAGGTTATCCTTGTAGTACCAAGGCTGATACGCAGTACGCAACAGAGACTTACCTTCTAGATTCCCACCCTTTTTATTGAAGCTAAAGATGACCAACTTATCAATAGCAATTTCTACCTCTTCAAACTTGCGATCAGCTCTTACAGCACGATGGATAACACCAGTAGGACCACCGTTGTCATCATACTTAATCTCTTTAATAGTAGGACTCGGACGCGGAGCAAGTTTCTTGAGCATAGTATATTTGCGTCTGTTCGCCCTGTTACGGTCAGGCGCCCATTCGCGTAGCTCATAAACTTTCTCAAAGACGCTGAATCCGTACTCATACATACGAAGGATATCTTCAAGAATCAAAAGGAATGGTGCGGAAGTTCCTTTGAGTAGATTAAACTCAACGAACCTCGCAATGTCCATGTTCTCTGGATCATCATTAAATGGCTGGATGAAGAACATGGCGCCCATAATGGGCATCTTACCTGCACGAAGAGATACGTCAATGGCAGGATCAGAGTTAGCCATTGTATCGTAGATACCAACGGCTTGTGCAAGACTGCCGAGTTGTGGAACGGCGTCTCTAGTTAGTCCACCACGCGATGATCCCGACTCATTATAAGAGCTTGCATCTACTTCGATTGAACCTTTGCCCTCAGTAGTAAGAGTGGTACCGGACTCTCTCTTACGAGGATCAGGTTCAGCTAGTTGACGGACGGGAGACGTATACACCGACAAGTCGGTTTCTTTACGAAGTTTGAATCTATCAGTTAGGGCCATATATCAGTATCCGATATTACTTGGAGTTCTAATGAACGGAGTATTCTGCTGAAAATACGTCAATCCCGAACTTTGTAGATCATGGTGAGAGTACACGTCACTAAGGCGGGAACCGTAACCATGCACAAAGAAGTAGGTAAAGAAATATCGAAGTGCATCAGGGCCGTGATCGTCGTAATCGTGCTGCACTTCAGGAGCATTCTTTCCGTCTTTAGCTTCTTTCAAGTGTAGATTTTCCATCTGTCTAATGAGTTCGATACACGATGAATCTATAAACAACTTAGGACGACCATTAGACTGTGGCTTCAACCATCTTCTGATAGCTTCATAACCTTCATTACGATCAACGTCCTGAGAAAAGACTTGTCCAAGAACTAGAGCCAAAGTAGCTTCTGCATCCGCACCGCGAGGATCACCATACATAGCATCTACTCTGAAGTTCTCTGGATTCTGCCTACCAGGGATACCCTTATCGGGAACGCCAACACCCTTAAGAACCATGCCATGTTCCCATGAGGAAAGATAACGCTGCTGATACTCTCTCCACACATAGACATTATCGTCAGGATCGACCATGATATCTAGACAAACAAATGGGTCTGCGTAACCATAGTCGAATACCCAGAAGTTACGCCACTGTGGATTGTAGTTGATCTTATCGAGAACATGAATTTTCGGAGAGAAGTCACCATAGATTTTACCAACGAAGGAAGTGAACTCGGCAGCAATCTCCTGTGAAAAGTATGGAGTAGATACTGTGGACTCAATTAGTTTAATCTCAGGATCATCCCTACCACCAGGGTAAACATGATTGTTAGTCCAGGATGGTAGTCTCCAAGATTCATAATCGGGATGCAATGATTTAATCTGACCCATCAACCATAGCCCCTGATACCAATTGTGGCCTTTGGGTGTTGATGTAAATATTGCCCATCCACGATGGTCAGCCAATGCAGGACGTACAAACATTTCCCATGTATCTACATCGTGTCGAGCTGCCTCTGCCATGATGACACCTTTAAGACCTTCACCCAAGAGTCCATCTTTTCTATCTGCCGACTTCACTTCAACGATGGTTCCCCAAGGCATCTCAATTCGCATCTGTCCCTGAGAAACGTTATATGACTTCTTGATCTTGCTACCGAGTCCGAGCTTAGTAACTAGGTTGTGATAAAGTACCCTGAACTCTTTTTCACCCTGAACATAGTTTGGCCCAACGATCCAATAATACCCAGGATCAGTAGCATCCATTACAGCGGCCGTAAGTTCATTTCCACCGAATGTCGTTTTACCCCAACGGCGCCCACAGCAAAGAATCCTGAACCGCTGTTCGGAGTTGTGACATTCCCACTGTTCCGTGGAATGAGGGCGGTAATCTAGCTTTTTAAATAACCACTCCCGCTTCCCCGCGTCAATCATCTTCTACACGAAACTTTCCAATGAGCAACAACGGAGTAGCGGAACCATCTACGAAAGTAATATACAATCTGTATTCGTCGCCTTGAACGCCGGATGCAACTAAGTCTTGATCCCACGATGCGCCAGTTGTATCAATGAGACAGATTACTTTCATACCGTCCGTACTTGGAGTACCACTTGCAACCTCAACATTACCGGCTGAATCCTTGATACTAAATCTAAGGTTGCTAACTGTACTCATATCGGTGAGAGTTTCAAGCCTGTCTCGCATATCGACTATGAGAGGTTCAACCGTGTTCTTCTGCAATACACCTAGGAAGTTCATTTAAATGCATACCTCCTTGCTCCTGTAAGTGCTTCATATCGCTTGTAACCAGTGTGTGCCCATCGAAACGTAGCACCAGCAACATACAAGCTCATCGTTGGGGCAATGAACAGAATTACTTGAAGATCAAAGTAAACTGTAGCTGAATCGGTATAAGTAAATTCTTCACTACTTGTAATAGTAAGTAGCAGCGGAACTGTAGTGGAATCTACATACTCGGCAGTATCCACACTAGAGGGTTGAAGATCGAGATAAACTTGGGCGGTATCAATAAATTCACTAACATCAACCGACTGAAGGCTAATATCAAGATAGACCTCCGCTGAGTCTATATATTCGGTTCCGCCTCCACCACCTGAAGTGTATTCGTCAACACCACTAGGCTGAAGATCAAAGTAAACTTCTGTGGAATCTACAAAGTCTGCTACATCGACCGACGAAGGTACAAGTGCCAGAGGTACTGTTGCTGCATCTGTGAATTCGGCGATATCACTAGTTGTGATGGATATGTCGAAGTAGATTGTTTCAGTGTCGGAGTAATCTGTGGACTCCACACTGGTAACTGATAGTTCAAGATATACCTCCGCACTATCTAGATACTCACGTTCCTGTACTTCAGTACCGCTGGCAGTTAGATCAAGATAAACTTCAGCAGCATCATAAGTAGTATGTTCTTCAACTGTGGTGCTAGGAGTTAGAGTAAAAGGAACTGTAGCAGCGTCTACAAAGTCTGCTACATCTGTTGCCGAAGGTGTGAGAAGCAGATATACGGTTGCAGAATCAACGAACTGTGCGTGTTCAGTTGCAGGAACATAAGTACCGCCACCAAAGTCATCAAAAGTTGCGATAGTGCCGTTGATCTCAACACCGATATATCCGGCAGCGGAGATTGAGTCATCAGTGGTGCTGATCCGTCGAGTCCATGATCCACTGGAATACGTCCATAGTTCGATTTGTGAATTAATACAACGAATTCCGATCTTGTCCCCGGTATCAAGAGCGATCCCGAAGCTCGATCCGATCTGTGACCATCCGCCGTTTATATATCTGCCGAGTCGTACCGACGTTCCATCTGTAGTTGCTAGATAGCCGTCTATGGTTGCGCTACTGCCAGGTTGCTGGATACGGGCGAGAACGCTACATGAGGCCCCTATAGGGACACCTATCGTTACATAGGCTTCACAATCGGGGCCGTATGTAGTAGGATTCCACCAGGCGTTATTGAAATCTGCAACGGTACCTGCAATTACGTTGGAGACCAATTGTATATCGTTTGCGGCTGTACCGCCAGTTGGCGTACTCCAGTTTCCGGTGATTGGGTTCTGATCGGCTCTTGTAAAGGTGTCGAGAATTTCTGTAGTTGGAAAGAAGGGCGCAATTTCAGCAACTGTAAGATTGAGATAGACTTCTGCTGCATCAACCTTCTCATGTATTTCTGTCCCTGACGCTTGAAGATCAAGATATACCTCTGCGCTATCTACGAAGTCTGCAGTTTCAGTTGCACTTACTGTAAGGTCAAGATAAACAGTGGCGCTATCGACGTAATCAGCAACGTCGGTTGTTGTAACTGTAAGGTCAAGATAAACAGTGGCGCTATCTACATATTCAACGGGAGGAGTATATGCGCCACCTACGACAAAGACAGAACGAAACAGCCCTTTTCGTAGCGGTCGCCGTCTAGCTCTTATTGGATAACGTGGCATTTACTAATAGACTGATAGACTAAACAGATTCAAGAACCCAAAGAGTTGCGGTCATAGATACATCGTCTGTAGGCGCAGCTAGAAGTCTTAGAACTAGCAAATCTCCTCCCGAAGTTTGTGGCCCCATATTTTCAGGATAGAAGAATTCATAACCTGCACGAACATTGAATGCTAATGATTCCAAGTTAAGAGCTGTACCTGCTGAAGCAATGGTTGTATTGTAAGCTTCACAAGTAAATCCCGCAGCAGCATCAGCAGGAGAAACAGGACGAGGCGTAGGTGTTGAGTTAGGCGTAGAACCTGAAGTAGTATGTCCACGAATCCAACGAAGTCGTAGCCATTCTTCCTGTGCTTCCTGAAGTTCTGATATGGTATAAATCTTCATACCTACAACTTCAATAGGTTTATCTGTTGCAGCATCTAACTCAAAAAGGTCTGCATCACCACCAGCAGTTGTGACAGTAACGTTTTCAAACTCAACAGTATAGAGTCGTGACATATAACCAATTACCTCCTAGTAAGAAAACGATCACCCGAACGTCTACGCATAGTCTCATATACAGAACCCGGTACACCCGGAATAACCTCAGCAATACAGCAAGCTACAAAAGCAAGGTCATCTGAAGTTAGTGTTGACCAACCTATTGTATGATCGGCAGTATCAATAGTTGTCTCATGACACGCTTGTGAATTGAAAGCTGTATGATCGGCGGTACCATCAAGTGTATTACCTGCTGCTAGTGTTCCACCAGGCGCAGCACCACCACCGTACATTTGACAAACACATGATCCAGAACGGCCACCTTTCGTAAGTGTTACTGTCGGGTTAGCTGCATTTTCAGAGATGCCCTCAGAATCAATAACTTCTAGATCAGCACTCGTATCACTACCACGATACCAAACATTGATATGGATATCATCACCTGTTGCAGATGTAAGGTCAACTACGAGAGTGCCTGCACCTGAAGTAAACGTACCACCTAACTTTGCGCCAAAGTAGAGAATCGCGTCACCGAATTCGGTCACGGTGTCAGTAGCACGGATTACGCGAGTAAATGTTACTCCATCAAACGTAATTTGATTAATATGATCTGTAACCGTTGCACCATGACTTAGACCAACTGCAATACCTCGTGTATTAGCTGGCACCGTGATTGCCATGTTGTACGGATCGCTTGTATCAGTACGAGTTGCAGCTTGATCGCCTAGATCAGTGACAGCCATTAATCCACGATCCTGAAGTAGCGATCTTTCCGGTTAGGTCGATCTGGCGTACCATCACCATCTGAGTATTCTTTCCATGCATGGAATTCATTGTCATTCATTCGTTCAATATCCCAACCATGCAAATCTGCGCCATTCATCTTTCGTTCAAGCGTTTTACTTACGCTTTCATTCTTCAACTTAGGAATAACAATTGGCGGAGCATCATCTTTCACACCGTCACGATACTGTTCGCAAATTACTTTCATCATTAACGCCAAGACCTTCTACGTGATACGTAAAGAGATTGTTTCTCTGCTGCAGCTGTAACTTCTCCACCACCGAAATCATCTACACGAGCTTGGTCATCTTCAAGATATATTCCGATCTTACCCGCCCCTACAACGCTGCTATCTGTGACAGTTACAACAGATACCCAATCAGAAGCACCTGCTTTATGGAATAACTCAAGACTCGTTCCATTCACTGTAAGCCAAACACCATCTCCGTTCGTGAAAGTCCCTGCGGAAAAGGCGAGAACTGCGCCACTGGAAGAGTGCCTACCAATCTCAAATCGTCCTAGGTTGTTGCACCAGCCACCGAAGTAACCTATGTAAGATGCTGTATTCTCATTTTGGATACGACATAGAACTATAGAGCGCAAGTCACCCAACCCGGATCGAGGTTGAATAGGGATAAACATAAACGCTTCTTGTATCTCATTGTAGTTAGTATCCCATACTCCCTCAGAAACTCCTAAAGTTACGTGCCGAGCACATTGGTTAGAAACACGCCTAAGCCGGGAACTAGAAGGTTGCATTGGATTAGGTTGCCACGTCCCACCCTCAGACAATGGATCTTCGTCTGACCCTGTAAAGGTTGTTAGAATAGAATTTATGGGAGCTGGCATTTAAATCAATTACCAACGCAATGATGCAGGTACAGGAACTTTGCCACCATCTACATTCGGAATTGTAGTTATAGTACCGGGATTTCCGGGTAGCTGTCCCTTCCCTGCTCGCACAAATACAACAGGCTTATCATTGAAACATTCTTGTGGAGTCTTACCGATACGTCTTGCAGCCACTTCTACCTCTGCACGAGAAGGCATACCATTAGAATTATATCCGCCCTCCCATAGTGTTGAGAAATGCTGCTCAAACCAATGCGTGTTGATATTGAATGCTTCTACGCGAGGCGCATCTTCTCCTGCAAGCCAAGCTCTTACTGATCCCTGATGTGGCATCCATTGTGCTCCCCATACAACTTCCATCCAAATCCAAATCCACTGTCCAAGTCGTTGTTGCATTTCAGCATGGCTCAATAGTTTATAGTGGTAGTCTCCTGAACCCGGATCGTAGGGACTCCAATCTTCAGCTTGACAGATAACTTGCAAACCATCTGCATTGGCCCAATAATCAATAGCAAGTGAAGCAACACCTGTGCGGTTAGGATCGCCAGGGTATGCAGGTAGTGCCCAACCATGCGGCTTGTCCGACGGAGCTGTGTGATAATCAATCATACGACCGGGAATGCCTTGAATAACACGAATACCATGCAACGCATACATTTTCTGTGGTGGTGCATAACGTGGTGGCGATGTAAGATAGGGCGACGATGGTGCCCATGCAACAATATTGTGCTTGTCTCCGTTCGGATCACCTACGGGAGCTTGCTGTGTTGTTGGTGAATCACAAATCATCCATGCGGCTATCTCACCTGATTCAATCACGACCTTACTTGCAGGCAACATATTTGTAATAGGATCAGGTTCGGGTTCGGGCGTAGTACCTGCACGAATGTTATCTTCAAGTCCAACGAGCACTCTACCCATCTTTGAGTAGTTTGTAGTGTTAGCTGGACGAGTACCACCACTCATATATTGTGCAATAGCAAGGTACTCACTATTGTACTGTGTCTTATATGACTTAGTAGGATTCTTCTGAACGTAGTCTGAATCCCATAGATTTTCAAGAATCTGATCTAGTGTATCCATATCTCGTATCCCCTAACTACTACTCTTTACGATCATCAAACAATTGTTCTATTGCAACAGCTAACTTAAATGTCAACCCTTCATAGCTTGCTTCAAGAGTTCTTCCAGTTCTGCGTTCAACGCGTTCCCGTATTTGTTTATCAACATTTTCAAACGGTAGTTCAGTCTTACCTGTGAGATAGTTTTTTGCCCTTCTATCTTTGGTACTTCTCCTAGCAGATGCATCGCTACTGCATGAGTCATATTTCTGGCATTCATTTTCGCTAGGATGTGTTTCCTGTGAGTCTTTACCGTCTCCGATTCTATGTGTAATATTTTTCCTATCTCTTTTGTGGAGTACCCCTCACCCGCGAGATTAAGCACTTCTCTCTCGCGATCAGTTATATAGAGAACGGATGATGGTCGATTCATTCCACTACATCAAAGAAGAATGGCCCTTTCCGTACAACCTCTGACCCAACTGTAAACCACACGAATAATCGGTACTCACCTTCAGCCCAAGCACCGCCGAGAAGAGTATCTACCAAACAGTTGATAACCATTAGAACTGCTGTAGCTGAAGATGCACCAGCATAAGTTCCATCACCGTACTTAAAAGCATCAGCTTCGTCCATTACGTCAAATTTAGGGCCAGCCGTAGCTAGTGTCGTAATGGAACCCTCTCGGTCAGTAATGATGACCTGAAAGTTTTCTTTCGATCCCTGAGATACAACACCAATTGGCATCTACATAACCCAACTTTCGTTAACAACAGAAATCAGCATTGGCCGGTACCCAAACGCATAACAGCGTCCCATCGAAGATTAGCGTCATTACCTAGCCAACGCAATTGTTGGTCGCCAGCATTCCATCTAAGTTGTGCTTCACCATCACCAATAATGAAACAACCAGGAGTGTATTCGTCTACACCCGATGGAGTAAGTGTAAGGTAAACAGTTTCACTATCATAGGTAGCAGTATCGGGTACAACTTCAAGATAACGTGGTGGCCGAAGTCGCTGCAACCCCTGTGGCTGATTGAGCATCCAAGTAGGTTGTAGCTTTATTGCGGTAGGAACGTTAATTGTTCCTGCAAAGAAGTCATCCCCGCGACAAACTGTATTACGTAGGAACAGAATTACGTGCCCTGGGTTCTTATATGTAGTATCTACAGCCGATACTATTAGTGACCAGGCGCCACCCGTATAATGCCACATTTCAATAGTTGAGCCATGTACACGAACGCCTATTTTATCACCAGAAGTATAGTCCGTAGTATTGACCGTAACCAAGTTGGTAAGAGTACCATTATCTACGCGGGTAATAACCCAGCTATCTACTCCAACTTCTTTAATAAAACGACAGCGATAACCTGAATAAGTAGCTAGAGTTACATCTTGAGTACGGAGCATGATATCGAAGTTATCACCATTACCAGGTTGTGTTGCAACAGTAATATACGCTTCGCAATCAGGACCAAATACACTTGGTGTCCAATATCTCTGTGAAGTAGTAGAAATCGTACCAGCGACTTGATTACCTGTACGCTGTAGCTGATTTCCTCCACCAACAGCAGTACCCCAATTGCCACCCTCACTTAGAGGATTCTCGTTCGATCCCGTAAAGGATGATCTAAGTGGAATTTGCTCCCCGAAAGGTAGGTAGGACATAGCCTACTAGCCTTCGCTTAGTTCAAACTTTCGAGAAGGGCAATACTATTAGTAAGCTGCGTTGTTGCAGTTGCCACTGAGAACTGTACAGTAGGTGACAACGCTTTTGCAGTAGTTGTATCAATTGAAACATCGGCAACAGCGGATACCGGAATAACTCCCATGTCCAAGTTACCCTTAAGTGTAGTCACCGTAGCATCGTCAAAGTCAACGATGTTCATGCGGCCCATTGTTCTCGCTGATCCAGTTGCTCCTGTACTCTTACAGATCATGTAATATTCAATCCAACCTGTAAGATCAGTTGATGCAGAAGTTGGATCAGGTGCATACGCTCCCGAAGCTGCGAGAACAACTCCGGCAACTCCACCCCAACGCAAACGGAAGGTAACTGTGCCAGGTGTAGTAATAACCGTCGAGATATCAAAGAACAACGTGTACTTAAGTACATCGCCGGCCTCAAGATAATCGGCAGCCAACGTAAAGTCGGGAACCATAATGGTTTCCGTAGTGGTATTCAGTACCTGAGCACCTTCAGCAACAAGTACACGACGCGGCGTTAGAAGATCACGCCAACCTACTGAACTCGCTTTTGGCTGATGTGCCCAATCTGCACCACCAGCTTTATCAAGTAGCTTTTTAATACTACTTGGCAAACGACTATGCTGCTTAAGTGACACTTGTGCTGCTGCTTGAATTTCAGGATCAAAAGGATTGTATGTATCGAGATGTGAATACAACAACCCAGGCGGACGCTTTTCTAGTTGTTCTGTTTCAGGATTGAGCCACTTCATACTAACCTGCCTTCAATGTTGCAGTAACCTTTTCAGTATCACCGTTAGCAAAGGTTCTTGTTGCAGCAGTATCAGCAGCAAAGAAAAGATCGCCAGTGTTCGGGCCTGCACCCTGAGTCATAACCCAGCTATTTGCACCGTTGGGGGAAGGTGCCCCGGAAAACGTAAATGTAACCTGATCGGCAGTAGCAGACTGACCACCTGTAGCAAACGTGCTATCGAACACAGATGCAGCCCAATCAATACCGCCCTGAGCAATCGTTCTTGCAATAGTCTGTCGTGCATAACCAGCAGGAGTACCCGAACCAACTTCATTAACATTAGAGCCTGAGATAGTTACTGACCAAACTGAGTTTCTTGCCATATTTGCACCGGAACCGACAACTGTTGTACTGAGTCCCATAGTCCATGACGCCGGTGGCGTTTCTGTTCCTGAATTTCCGAGAATGTAATCAGAAACCAACTGCGACATTGGCTGAAATACGATAGTAGCCATTAGTTCGCGTCCCTATCCTTTTTAGCCTGAAGCTCGTCTGCCTTGGTATCAATATCACCCAAAGTAATTGTGCTCTTTTCTTCCATCAAGAAATTGCTGTCATGGATATCGTGTGACCTTTTCATAGGATGCGTCAAACCACGTACCTCGCTAGCCAAGCCCCCCACAGCCACTACGTCGTTATCGTCAGCTAGTCCATCAATCAACTTAGGCAACACTTTCTTAAGTTCATCCTTAGTAAGCGTATCTCCAGCATTGAAATCATTAGGATGGTTGTCATAAACAAATGCCTGAACAACTCTTTCAGCGGGACCACCTTGAGGGCCAGCCAATTCTCCACTCTTTGCACGTCGATGCTGTTCTGCCATAGCATTAAGTGCTTCTGCTTCGTCCACTACGTTCATAACAGAACTTCGTCCTGTCTCATAAACAACTTCTACAAACATTAAGCCATAACTCCTTTCTAACTACTTGTAATTACTTATTGGGCACGTCATCAACTGGCGCGCGTGGTGCTTCAAATCCTGCTTGAGATATCTCAGGATCGAAATAGAGATCGTCAATAGGATACACGCCTAGAGGAATTAAACGTACAGCGGCTTCAGGCGTCATTAGACGGCCAGTTCTAACGTGTTCAATATGCTGTTGTGGACTATGCTTCTTATTGTGATTAGTTGCCCACTCACGAATCAGAATATCTACCGCTAGGCGTACCCCCTCATCGGAATCATAACTTGGTGACTTAGCAAGTTCCGGTTGGAAAGAATCACCACAGATACCACAATGTCTGGCTGGTCGCAACGGATCATAAGTTAGACCATCATCCTTACCGATGCCAAGTGGAGGTACATGAAGAAAGTGCTTGGACATATTACTCGGTGGTAATCTCTTTTGGTTTAGATTCAGATTCCATCTCTTCAAGCAATTCAGCAAGAGAATCCTTAGCTCCTGCACCACCGGGAAGTAGCGCGTTCTCTAGCAACCACTTAGTAGCCTGAAACTTTACACTATCGCTTCCAGCGCCAAGAGATAGACCTCGCATAGTTACGAGATAATCAGGAACGTGCTTAGCAATTTCTTCTTTCGTCTTTTTGGCAATCTGGCGAATATTAGTAGGATCATTCTGTTCTGCAAATTCCTGCTCCAAAGCCTTCTTATAGAGAGCGAGCGATTCGCTGCTGTTACTGCTCTTGCTGTTATCGCTTAAATCTTCAAACATTGGTTCTTCATTGCTTTTGTTGTTTTCTTCCATGCCGGAAGTGTAGGCGTAGAGGGGGCGAGAGCTAACTATCTACTTATGGACAAGTGCATGTAACAATCCGCACATGCATTTTTATACGTTTGGAGGTAGTCGGCAACAGTCCACCAGTTTCTTCGCTCTAGGGAGTAAAGTACCTAGTGTTAGGTCATAGATACAGAGTCAATAAAGAAAGGTAGGTTAGACATGAAGCATATGTACAACTCAGACGGCATGATCCCCTACGCGGGCAAGCCAATGGCATCTAGACGATGGCAGTCTAGCCGATACAAGGCACCCTCAACTACAAGAGACAGAAGTGTCACTCTCACACTCGACGACAAGGCATCTATGCGAGACGCAGCGGTAGCGCGCGGAGCTAGGCTGAGGTACCGGGACTAGGAATAACTAAGCCTAGTCCACTCCCGCCGCAATAGTGGCACAGGAGGCATACCGCACTAGGCTTAGTTATCCCTACGCCCAACATGGAGGCATCATAAATGAAGCGAGCTAAGTACAAAGCTAAGAACGTAGGCGAGTATAAGATACTCAGGCGATGTACTCATTACGAGGGTTGCAATGAGTACGGTATCGTCAGCTATCGCAACGATCCTCCATCGGGTACTGTAAAGGTAGAGTTTCGTTGCATCGAGCATACCAACGCAGAGAAGCCTAAGCGGGTAGCTAAGCCTAAGCCTAAAGGCTACACGAAATGCGACGATCCTACCCGGCTATTGTCCCTCGGAATCTACAACACAACTAGAAAGGTGTGGAAACATGAGAGTAACTAGGTTCAATATCGTTTGGGTCATTGCAGTCGCTTCTGCGATTCTCTACACAATCACGCTAGCTTGAGCACAGATCGCGGAAATCGTACGAACACCTGTTCGGAGTATCTATCTATCTACTCCTTACTAGGTACTGAACTCTCGGAACTCTTTACTACTACTTACTACTACCTACTACTACCTAATAAGACTAGAAACTCACAAAAAGTGTTCAGTATGGATATTCAAAAATAAAGCCGATCTTAGGAACTACGCCGAAAGGGTTAGGTTAGCCAAATGAGCGTACAAATCCGCACAGAAGATGGTGTCACGGTAGGCGAAAATGATCGCGTCTATAACTACTACGATATGAAGCCAGGTTACATCAAACCTAACAGTATCCGAATGATGCCCGATCCCTGGTTTGATGTAGTACATGATGACGGTACTACTTCGGTACTAAATGGTGAAAGGATTTGCTCCCTACAATACGCTAAGAGAAGGGGATTCAAAGATGCTTAGCCTAATATCATCACAATCACTGTATGAATCGGTAGACTTTAGCCGATGTACTCATGATGAAATCGTAGGCATTGCTCGTCTTGTACCTAAGATTCAACAGCTACGATCTGAAGAAAGAATCTGGCATGAGGATTTTAGGCAAGAATGTTTCATCATCCTAGATCATATCGACTTTCTAATGTACACTACATTCCGAGAACATGAAAGGAAGTTGAGTTAGCATGGTACTCATGGAAAGAATGATCGACGACGACCACGCCATTAGACTTGATTACGCTAAGGAATCAGACCAGCGATTGCAGGTAATGGTAGTTGAGCGCGAGACTAAGCTAGCTATCTGGATCAAACGAACAGACGACGGTAAGCAGGCTATCGAAATCTTCCATCATCCATTCTTCTACGGTTTCGGCCTTGACAGATAACCCAGGAAGGAGTACAATGCGGTGACAAAACTAGATGCTGCTAAGTACCTAAGTATGCAACATACATACCACGACCGCTCAGAAACGGAAAGGAGGCTAACTATGAGCACACTTATGTTTGAGCCGATCACTGATGAGCAGGAGATCAACGCTACTCTTACTAGTCGTAGTGGTAAGGGTGAGTCTGAGACTTTTCTCAAGGGTCTTGAGAATGCATATCAGGCATATATCGAAGAGCATCCCGATGGACATTTCATCGTCCCGTTGAATGAGAGGGAGGGTTCTAAGTTCTTCGGTAAGCGTACTGATTCTCTGTATGCTTCGATGTACGCTACGTTGAAGAGACTTGATCTTACTTCAACATGGAGACTCGTCCGAGTCAAGAAGTCTCGTGATGACGGTACGGAAGAGTCTTTCCTGCGTATCGTTCGTCTGTAGTACAAAGTAGCCTAGTTACAGGTCATACTGGACTAGGCTAATGTGCAATACATTGAAATACATTGAAAGAGTGCGGAATGACGAATCCTGTTAGTAACTACCGCGCAATGCAGAGTGCCAGGGCTAAGAGTAGTTATTCATTCCGCCGAATCTAAACAGGAGGATAAGATGACAGAACGATATGAAGTAACACTGAGAGATATGCGAACAGGCAATAGACGTTCGTTTATGTTTTCGGCTACTAGCTTTAGTCACGTCGAGGAAATGATTACGGATACTGATTTGACCCACCCATATTTCGATCCGGGTAATGAAGAGATAATCAGTATTGATAAGGATTATGCAACTGATGAGGAAGGAGGTGAATAACCATGAAGTATTCTGAGAGAGATGAGATGGTAGCTGATCTTCGAGCATTTGCAGATTTCATCGAAGAGAATGGACATAAGCTACCCGGTAATATTTACCTCGGATCATCTTACAATAGTTTGTGGGATGATGATAGGTCTACTGCTAAGGAGAAGGCAAAGCAGGTGGCTAAGATTCTGGCGAAGGGTGGACTGGTCGAGAAGAAGCATGATAACTATAGTCTCGACTTGATTCGCAAGTTTGGTCAGATCAAGCTATGTTTCAGTATCAATCGAGAGAAGTTTTGTCGTAAGGTAGTAAAAGGTACGAAGGAGATTCCAGCAGTTACATATGAAGTACGTACAGAAGAGATCGTCGAGTGGGTATGTGATGATCCCGTACTTGCAGGTTAGCAGGTTAGCAGAAAGGAGAACTAATGGCAAGTGTAGTTACAATTAAAATCGGCTATTATGATAAGAGTCACAGCTACACTGAGAGTTTTACTTGTGCTGATACGCACCCTTCGGCTGAAGTAATCGTTCAGCTAGAGCAGGAGATGCGTGATAAGTATTGGAACATGAATCACAGAGGTAGTGGAATAAATTTGCACACGGTGGTGAAAATGTCATGAAGATATGGATTGACCTGGACTCAGGAACATGGGGTGATTTAGATACCCTGGTTACTGTTGACCTAGATGAAGTCGCAAAAGAATCCAGTATCGTAGCGACAGGTAATCTACTACTAGCACTAGAAAGTTCGTCAGATAGTCAGGTGTGGGACTTCGGTAAGAAGTATGGAAAGAAAGCACAACATGCCACTAGCTGATTACTCACATCATAATGAAGAAGCAGCAATGATTTGGTGGCAAGAGGAAGGTAAGCATAGTGTTCATGTAGATCATTATGATCCTGAAGATTGGGACGATGATCCGCCTACACTTTGGGACGAGCGTGATGATGACGATTATGAACGGGAGGCTAAAGAAGATGAATGCGAGAGCGAGACGGAGCAAGAGACGTAAAGATATCATTGCTATCTGTGATGAGATGCGAACGGATAGTATGGATGGTAATGGACTTGATCCTAATAACTATGAGCCAGAAGATTTGAAAGACTGTATCAAGAACTGCCTTGGTTTGGATTACCTCAGTGATCCTGAATATAGGCTGGCTGTGGTGGCCTTTGAAGAAGGTACCGCCGCTGCTAAATCTAGTGTTTGGTACAAGTAAGGTAGTTACCCATGATACTAAAGCTGGATGGTTTAATGGATACGAGGAGGAAGAATGAAGATAGTAGAAAACCATATTGCAGAAGAGGATAACGAACGAAGGTATCATCTGTCTGATCCAATGGTGTCAGATATTGACGATACAATCTTCGATCCTGAATCATCTACTCTAGTTGGGGATATCTTCCGGCATTCACAAAAAGAATTCGGTAGGTGTGTTTCCAAAGTGTACCAAGATACACCCGATGGAATGATAGCTTTGGGATGGGTATTTCAGAAGCGTATGCAGTATGAGGATGATACTTCAAAATCCTATATCCATGAGGTATGGGTATCACTCTATGATGAGTGGCAACCTACAGTAATCAAGAAACCACACAAGATTGGGGTACTATAATGCCAAGAGAGTTTACGGATGCACACAGTAGACAGTTGCTCAGACTTCTTGACCAATATCAAGAAGAGTTTGCTCCTGATCTACCGCAAACTATTCCCGCTCTAGCAGAGGACTTGGCTATGTCTCTTGACGAGACTAGTAATGAGGATGATAAGATGCGCCAAGATATTTGTCAAGCATGGGAAGGTTGGCCTAAGCCACCTAACTTGGAGGGATAAATGGCAGGTCTAACTCTAGATCAAGCTAGAAAACTGAAGTACGGTGACGTACTGATTGACCGTGAAGGTAAGCGGTGGAAAGTTAATGGTCAAGTTAAATTGTGGAAGCGTGATCCCGGTAGGATTCGTGTACCACTGAAGCATGGTCTGTATAGATACGATGCACTAACCGAGGCTGACTTTCTCGGTGGCCTATGTACTATGATCGACCATAAGGAGTGAAGATGACCGTTGCAAAATGGTTGAACGAGAATAGGACTAAAGCTGTCATGTTGGATAGTGACGGTACCGTTAGTTTTATCCATCGAGAGAACTCAGGACAAATTTGGAGTCCACCTGAGAAGCTAGAGCCTTATGCTTTTGAAGTTAAACCAGATGACAGGTGTAATCTAGTCGGCGTAACTTGGCACAGATGAGACTTGAACAGATACTAGAGAATAGAGAACCAGGCAAAACTAAGACAGCACACAATTGGTTTAGTTACTGCTGGAAAAATGATAATGATGAACTGATCCTGAATGTAACGCATCACTATACGCAGATGATTCAGTTTAAGATTAGAAACAAGCCACCCTATTTTCCAGTACCTGAACGATCTATCATGCACATAGATATCGGTGAAGGATCGAAGTCAGATCAGAAGGGTATGAATAGAATCTTCGTGGCATTGGGACTACCCTTCTACTATGCGCGAAACAATCGTGATCCGCGTATACTTCGGTTGCTGAATCCCGACCATGTAAAGCAGCTACCTCGTAACCTACGAGACAGAGAAGTTAGGGTGAACATCTTTGGGTATACTGCCTGAACACAAAGTAGAAATCTTTAGAACTTTGCTTGGTAACTACGGTGTGCATTGTTATGTATGCGGTAGTCTAGGTACATACAAAACTTTAATGCGAGCAGAAGCTCGTAAATTAACTCACGATAAGGAACAAGATGCCGGCTCAGAATAACTCACCTAAGTTTCATGCACTACACTATAACTTCGTAGCTAAGCGATTGCGTGAAGCGTATGATACTACTCGGGATCATCCCGGTAACGTCACCAAGGTCATGCAGCTATCTGCTAACGCTATGCTAACTGACCTAGCTGTATCATTTGCTCAGTCATTCAAGAAGGACAATCCAAACTTCGATCCGATTAGGTTTCTCGATGCGTGTTCACCCGATACGGAATTGTACCCGTTCAGTGAACTATGGGAATCCGCAGAAGGGTAGTAAAGTTAAGTACACCCTTGACTTCCTTCCCGTTTTGTGTTAATCTGTTCCAACATATTTAGTAACTATGGGGGTGGCGATGGACACTGTTAAAATGCGCGATGTTCGATTTATGCGCGATGAGTATATTCTAGTAATTGACGGTACCGACCACGCAACACAATTTATGGTAGCTTGTCGATCGGTGGCAGAAGCTACTATTCGTAGTAACTTCCGATGGTGGTTTAAATCAGTCGAAGGAACTCTCTCACAAGAAGCCGTGCTAGTTAGCGATATGTCTTGGCACGTTGTAATTGAGTTTGGTGACTAAATGAACATCGGATTTACAGGTACTCGGGAAGGTATGACGTTTAACCAAAAGCGTACCCTCAGTAGCATTCTAGCTTGGTACGCTAGCAATCAGAATGCAGAACAGTTCCATCATGGTAACTGCGTAGGTTCTGATGAGCAAGCAGCACGAATAGCCGACGGTAAATCTTATGTCACTGTAGCTCACCCTGCTAAGGGAATGGTAGAGTGGCAAAGCAATTACAAATCTGACCTCAGTATGCCCGAGGACAAACCGCTGCAAAGAAACAAGACTATAGTACAACGGTCTGACCTATTGATTGCTTGTCCCAAAGAAGGATATGAACCACCCGCAGCAAGAGGACAAGGTACATGGTCTTGTATTAGATATGCGCGAGCTAAGAAGTTGAAGGTAATTATAATCTGGCCTAGTGGAAAGGCACAATGATGACTGATAGTGACCAGTACACATTAACTACTACCGTCAAGAGTTATAGCCCTGGCACTAGAGTTCAGGTGCTTAACTTCACCAAGAGCAACACAGTATTTATTTCGGTTCTTGCAAGTAAAGAAGTTCTTGAAGTAACGCAGGATGATATCGTCAGACTACGACCTCGTGTTCGTTATGCCTCTTGATGATTTCGATATCACTAAAGATAGAGATTGGTTATCACCACTCAATGTACCTGTACTAGCTGAGGCAGTTAGAGATCGAATGCCATTCGTTGTACTAACTGGCAGGCGTTTTAATCTAACTTACGAAGAAGAACATGAGCGAGTGTTTGCAAGAGTGGATGGTAACTTTGCCCCTTGTGGTTGGTTTACATTTACTCAGCTAGAACAGTACGAATTTGAGAGTGACCATGATAAGCACCTATGAGGTAGGAAATGAACTATAATGCAATAGATATTGACGAAGAGATTGCTTTTGTAAACCGCCGTAGTCGAGGTGGCCCATATCCTATGCACGCTAGGAAGGGCACGGTTCTCGATAAGCGTAAAGTTAAACGGTGGCAGAATAAAAGTATGACGGGACAGGTTCTCGTTGAGACTAATCGACGACGCCATACTTACTATGCCGATGCGTATTCTAGAGAGGCACCGGAAGAATACCCTGAGACTGAGGAAGTATGGATTGATGCATATACCGTCATAGACTTTTGGGATCGCTACGAACAAGAGCGAGAGCATCTATACGGTGAGCAATTGCGTCGTATGGCGCAAGCGGAGAAAGAACGTGCAGATAGAGAAGCCGCACGTCTAGAGGAAATCGAAAGGCGTAAGCGTAGAACTCTAGACTTGCAGGAAAAGATTGAATTTGGTTTTAGTCTACCGAAAGGTAGCGTACAGATCATGGATCATTCAGTTGTAATTAATCGTGACGTACTTGAAACCCGCTTCTTGGAAAAGGTGGTTGAGAATTAAATGGATGAAGCAGGTATGATTAGTAAGATTGTATTCGATCTTCCAATCTATAGTTTCAATGTTGCTGATGATGAAGTTATCTTCAGACTACCGGGCCATGTACCTTCATCATCGGATTCGATTATTCCTATGAATTTTAAATCGTGGAACGACTTGGGTAAACCAATGAAAATTAGTATTGAGATAATCCCGCTATGAGTGACTTCGCTTTTGAAGAAATCACAGAGGCAGAGCTACTCAAAGAAATCACCACACCCGTAGCCGGACGTAGAAATAAGAAGTACGACGATACGATACGCACCCAAACAGGGTGGCATAAGTTGCCCCATGTTATGGGATTCTGCACAGTTCCAATACATGATGAATTGCAGAAATCAATATGTGCAGCATCCGAAGAGGCGAGACTTTTTCGGGAACAGAAGTATCCCAATCGTATGACGTATCTCATTGATCCATACCGCGTATGTCGTGATTGTTACGTTGCTGAGGCAGACATTGAATGTAGACAGAAAGGATTGCCACCGTTGGAATTGAGTGATCCCAATGTCTAGCAAGGTCAATAAATCAAAGATGTACGGGTATGCTGTTCAGTTGTATGAAGCAATGGATAATCAGGCAGAGGATGGAATATATGTAGGTAAGGTGGTTGATACATTCAACTCACTTCATATATCCGGCTCACATTATACTACACTATTCAATGCACTCAAAGAACTAGGTTGTATAGAACTTCTGGATCGTGGGGTACGCGGTAGGCCGACACGCTACCGTATGCATGGCCCTCCCGATGAAGCCGCATACGACACACGTTATGAATCAGGCTTGACAGCGGGGGAGAAACCTGCTACCGTGTCGGTTACAGAGTTGGAAAAACGGATAGCGACATTAGAAGGGAGGTTAAAAGGATTACAGATCAAGCAAGTGCTAGTGAATTACGAAGAGAGAATCGTAGCACTAGAGAAGTTGAAAGGGGGTAGCAAGTAAAAATTATGGCAAGGCAACGCAATAAGAAATCCGATAATGATACTAATACACAAAACACAGGAGAACAGAATACAATGACTGATCTTATGTTCGAGACGCTTAGTGATGATGAGTTGGGTGAGGCGCTTTCTTCGGCTCGCGCGAAGGGTGAGTATAAGTCTATCCTTCAGCAGATCGTTGATGGTGGAGTTCGTGCAGCTCGTATTCCTACTGATCGTGGCCCATTTGAGGGACGTAAGGCATCTACGGTCAAGACGGGATTTGAGAATGCTCGCAAGGCTGACGATGCACCTGAAGAGTTCAAGCAGCTTAAGGTGTCCAGCAAGAAGGGTAACGTGTACATCGTGAACCAGGCGGTTGCATCGTAAGTAAGTACGTTTGGAACGGGGTAGTTGTGGGTATATATCACACTTGCAACTACCCCCTCCATACTAAACGTCATATGAGAAGTACACCCTTCAATATGATGACGTTTAGTATGGAGAAGAGCTGGATATACAAGTATCATATGCATCCTGCGCTCGTTGCCAGTTTTTATACCGAGCAGGAGTTTGTCGATCATATGTTCATCTGGCTGATCTATGCTAACTATGGAGTTCTTCTATCAATGGAAGAACTATCGGTAGCAGCTTGACAGATCGGTAGTTTTATGCTACCGTCTGCCGATGAGTTGCTACCCCCATGTAGTTACTCAGAAATGCGGGGAGTGAAAGTTCAGCAGTTGTAGTGTGAGCTACAATCGCGTTCCGGTAGCTTCCCGCATTTCGTATTAATAGATCTTTGACAATCTAAGCAGGTACAGAGATTTGCCCATATAGGGCAATTAAGTGTAGGGTAGAAATATCAATAAAGACCCACCAAGGTCACTACCCTACATAAGTGTGGAGTTAATGGTTGCGCTATAAGCGTAGGGGTGTAACTTAAAATGCGCCGCAGCATCCTCCCCAGAGGAAGTTACATTCCCACCCTCACCATTAACTCCACAATATAATTAAGCGTGCCACATGGCGGTCTACGGTACAAACCGCGATTGGTAGTACATTGTACATGCTACCGATTGAAATATACGCTGATGCGTAAATGCGGTGTAGATGAAACGGCGCTTGGGTATAGGTTGTAAATCAGCCATGTCCTATACCCGATATTACTGTAGAGAGTGCAAGCACTATGGTACTCCACTAGTCTACGGGCTAGCATAGTAAGAATCCATAGGCTGACAACTATAATAGCCCATCCACATAAGGGTGGGGACAGTAAGGTTAAACAACAAACAGGCACTCAGCCTTACTGGTATTCTTGTAATCTACTAGGAGGTAGAAGTCCTGAGAGGACTAGCTGCCATACTAGCCATATCCGTTGCGTTACTACTTGTGGTGATGTTTACTACAGGTGCATCGGAGGCAACTAGCCAACAGCAAAGTACCACAGGAGATAGTAGGGTACTGGTACAAAAGTATGACAATGCTGTAGATAAGGTAACAGAAACTCTTTGGAATCTGAATCACAAGAGTAATTGTAACCTTAATCGAGCTAGGAAGTATATTAGTAACAAGCGAAAAGCTACATGGGAATGGCAAGATAAAATTTTGGTACCACACACCCGTACTAATTATGCAGAGCGAAAAGCTCACGGGTGTAAGTACATTAAGTGGTTAGGTAAAAGATGGGCAACTAATGCAGAGGGTGCTTTCAGAACTTATGTTGATCTTCAAGACCCTGAAGCTGCCATATGTCATGTCTTTGGTAACTACTGTACTCAGGCACTAGCAGTTACAGCTTGTGAATCGGGACACAGTAGAACACCGAGAGCTACCAATGGACAGTATCTAGGAATGTTTCAGATGGGTAGCTTTGCTCGTTCCACATATGGACATGGCAATACACCACTTGAACAGGCAATTGCTGCATATAAATACTTTGTTGCATCGGGGCGAGATTGGTCGCCTTGGAGTTGCAAGCCTTATTAAGGAGAATCGGTGAATGATGCAAATAAAAGTACTGACTCTCATTCTGATGGTGATTGTCTTTCTGACAATGCTAGTGAGTACAGCATCGGCACAGTGGGTACGAGTGAGCGGAAGCAACACGTTTCCGGGGTTCTGCCTAAAGTAGATATCTCAGATGCACTAGATGTAGTTGCTAAAGCAAGACTCTACTATGCATTGGAGGGGAGGTAACAATGCGTTGGGAAACTGAAGCACCTGAGCCTACTGAGCCAGCACCCGATGACGGTGGTGGCGATGATGAACCTAGTGTGCCAGAGTAAGTAGTTAAAGAGTGCCGTGTATCGGCAGTAACGGTAATGGGTGTCGTGGCAGACGCAATCTATAGTGAATACTAGTTAGCCTAGCTATAGAGTAGGTTCGATTCCTACAACCGTTATTGAGCTACGTGAGGAAGCTATAGCCCGTGGAATTCGGGTCAAGAGTTGAAGCGTAGCTCATCTATTGAGTGCCTGCTTAGATTATGAACCTTACATAGATATATGCCCCAATTGTGGGCATAATAAAGAACTCGTTGAGTCGAGTGGTTGGTGCATCCCTTGTACTAAAGCGCATAACTTATGCATTGATTGTGGAACAGAAATACCGGAATCTCACCAACGTATACTATGTTGGGATTGCAAGGAAGAACGGTGGCTTAAAAAGTACGGTGATCTAATTGAGTACCTTATGTTAACAGGGCTAAGTTTTAACAAAGCTCGATTGATGGTAGCTAATGCAATCAGACCACTATGCGTAGTTTGCCAAGGCCCAATAAAAGGGGGCACACCGGGAGAATCCTTATTTTGCTCCGCAACTATTAAGTGCAAGAGGATACGCAATAAGTATCGCCGTCTAATAGCAGGAGGTATGGCACCTAATCGTGCTATAGATCAAGCGTTCAAATAAACGGGGGTAGTAAATGGAAACTGTTTTTGAAGCACTAGATGTAGTAGATACCTACTACGAAAGTACAGAGTGGCAAGATAAAGCTATTGAGACTATGCTGGATAAGAACGGCGAACCCGTTACTTATTCGGCTGACTGGTCAGAGATGGGTTGCTACAAAACTACGACAGCTTTGTGGTTGTTACAGCAACGGGCCAAAAGATATAAGGACGCCACAGTAAGCGAAGAGAATCCTAATGGCGTAACACCCGTTACTCTCATCATTACTAGTAAGGCTGGTAAAGGTACTTACTTCGATGCGATCCCAAAGGCGAAGATAAACGCTACAGTGTATAACATCGGAGTAGAGAAGTGCTACCGTCGTATCGGTGACTTGGAAATTCCGACAAAGATCACTGATATCAAGAGAGAGGGTGAGCATATCATCTTCCTTGCTCACTATGAGGTATTCTCTCCGAGAGTGGAGAAAACTCGTAGCACTACCGAAGTCACAGATATGGTAACTGGTGAGCTAGAAGTTATTGAAGATAAGAAGAAGGCACGACTAAGTATTAACGCGAAGTATTGCAAGCAGATCAACTGGACTAACATTGTGTGTGATGAAGCACACAAGCTGAAGAATCCAGATACTAAGTGGACTCGGCAGATTAAAAGAATCCGTGGTCAGCATAAGCATATTATGACTGGTACTGGATTCGTTAATCGGCCAGATGAAATGTGGTCGTTGCTGCATTTCTTGAATGAAAAGGAATGGCCTAGCTACTGGTCATTTAGAGAAGAGTTCTGCGAGGAATACTTTGATGATAGTGCAGGTACTCGTATCGTGCTAGGTATCAAGCCTGAGAAGTTGCCTGAACTAATTGCACTACAGCAGAGTCTCGGGCCACGCTTCTTTATGTCCGATGTTCATAGCTCAATTGGAGAGCCGGTGTTTAGTACACATACTGTAGACCTGTCACCTGTGCAGAGAAAGATGTTTGAGGAAATCAAGAATGAACTGTATACTTTGGATCAGCAAGGATTTCCAATTACTAGCCCGAACGTCTTGTCAGCACTCAACCGTCTACGTCAAATTAGTGTGGCTACACCCCGCGTTGTCAATACCGTATATGATGAGAAACTCCAGCGTTTGCGGTTGGAAATTGAGCTAGAGGAACCATCATCGAAACTCGATATGGCAATGCAGTTGATTGAAGAGATTAGATGGGACGATGAAATCCGTAGACAAGTGGTAGTCTTTAGTTCATTCAAAGACCCACTCCGTCTGTTGGAGAAAAGATTGCAGAAGGCAGAGGTTCCTTATCTGCATCTAGAGACTAAGGCTAATGAGGAACAGCGGTATGAAATGTGGCATGATACGTTCCCGAAGAAGGAGCATAAAGTATTCATGTCCACGTTGCAGCTAGGTGGAGAGTCAATTAACCTAGCCTGCGCTCAGTACATGATCTTCCTCGATAGAGACTGGTCGCCTAAGAATATGCTACAGGCTGTTGGTCGTATCTATAGGCCAGGACAAACTGGTATCCCGGAGATCATTAACATTGATGCTCGCAATAGTATTGATGCCAGGATGAAGGGTCTGCTGGATATTAAGGGTAAGTGGTTCAAGCAGGTGTTCGGTAAGAAAGATGAAAACGGCAACGGTGATGACTAACTTGTGAGCAAGATAACGACGCCCTCACTACAACAGATACGGAGCCGGCGATATAAACTTATCGACGGGGTATGGCACAAGCTATGTAGTGGTACTGCCCATGAAGAACCCGAATGGCTTCCAGCTACAGCAAAATACTATTACTTCCGTAAGACGGGGCCAACCGCAGGTAGACCATCTTCTACTTGTCGCTTGTGTCATGTATGGGACAAAGTTAAGAACCCCGGTTCTCATCATGGTTTCGTACCTATTGACATTGCTCGCCCATTTTACATTGAAGCAGTTAATCGTGTAGGCGTAGCTGAACTATCACGTCGTTCAGGTCTATCTCTACATCATATACAAAGCATCTACTCTCGTCCTAATAAGAAGTACGTTAGGAAGATGAGTCTCCGAAAAGTAATGCTAGAACTTGTTTCCATGCAGCGTAAAAACGAGTACATAAATGATCCGCGCGTTCGGTGGCAAACAGATCGTCGTAACAATGGCGAGCTAGGTACCTGTGGTGGTTGTGGGGGTATTCTCCGTAACATCACTACTGGCTGTAAGGTCTGTTACGACCGACACTACAACTTGTTCCGTAAAAAGAAGATTACGAAGAAACAATGGAAGGCTTTAAAGGTACGATTCTCCATTAGTCCAGGCGATTGGATTATGGGTAAGCCACCAAAATAGCACTTGACTTACCCGCCCGACTGTGATAGGGTAGTCGAACTCAACAGTCCACTTTAGAGACTTTGAGAAGAAACGGGGGTAGTACGGTATGTCTAGTAGTGTAGAAGTCCAGCTTCGGCAACCGGATATTCCGTCGAAGTGGGACATTATACCAATCCACACGTCCGACATTGCTAACTTTAAGCGGTGTCGTAGATATTGGGATTGGTCATCACCGACAAGAACGAACCTTAGACATAAGGTGGAAATTTATGGTATCTCTTTTCCACTATGGTTCGGTACTGGTATCCATTACGCATTGGAGAAGTTCTATGATCCGATGCTTAGACGTGATCCCGTTGAAACCTTCCTAACGTGGTTTAATTATCAATGGGAAGGTGGTATCGTAGGTGAAGAGTGGCTGAATCTTACTTATGACATTCATCCTCGTCTCGCAGATATTGATGGAAAGAAAAGTAAAGATCAGTGGAAGATTAAAGGTCTAAGGGATTTGTTGCCCGATCCTATCGAAGCTGAGTTCATTGAACATAAAGAACTTGGTATCGGTATGTTGGAATTCTACAAAGACTTTGCTGCAAGGAAGGATGATTTTGAAGTCGTCGCCGTGGAATCTACTTACAGCATCCCGTTGGAATTTGAGTCTATCGACCGACGGGAAGATTCACCTAATTACGGTAAACTCATTGAAGTCCATGCGCGAGGTAAAAGAGATCAAATAGCATGGTATCCCGAACGTGAGAAGTTCGGTGTTATGGACTACAAAACAACGGCAAGAGTCGATGAAGATTACTTTCTAAAGAATGAGAAGGATGAACAGTTCACCAACTATCTGTGGGCGACCAAGTACGAAGCTAAGTATTATGAACTGCCGTGGTACGCACACGAAGTTGATAGAGTCATCGTCAACGCCATGCGTAAGAACTTTCCGAAACCTCCGACTATTCTTAAATCAGGACTTATCAGCGTTAACCGACAGACAGAAGGAACTACCGCTACGCTATTCATGCGGGCAGTTAAAGAACGTGGACTAGAGATGTGGTATGAAGATGACGAGAAGGCACAATCGTACTATAACTATCTCGTCAAGCAAGGCGATGACCTATTTGTACAGCGTGATGTAGTCTTTCGCAATGAACATGAAATTGAGAATGCTCACAAGCATATCACAATGATTGCGAAGGAAATGCTGCGCGACGATATCCCGCTTTATCCAACACCTACAGGTGCGAAGTCTTGTCTTAATTGTGCGTTCCGAGTACCTTGCATAGCGAAGGATGATGGTTCAGATTGGCAAGGTATGTTGGAAGATGGTTACGAATACAACAGGGATAGATAATGGAAATTGAAGCAGGAAGAAAATACGTTAGGATTATCGGGTGTGATGATACTACCGAAATTCCAGCCGCGGAATTTAATGAATCTCAACTTGTGACATTAGAATTCCTTGCTAAGAAATCAGAAAAGTACAGTGAATCTGGTTGCCAACCTACTGTTCGTATCAGCAAGGCAATAGAAAAATCACGATCTATTGGTGGGACTTACCTTGGTTGGGACGACGATGAGTGAGTTTGCGTTTGAAGTTATAACAGATGAAGAACTACAAGAAGAAGTCAAAGAGCCGGAGTATGAAAAGGTTAGCAGAGAAGGAATGATCTATTGCGATTTCTGTAAAGGATGGTACTTCCCTGAATATCATTATGGGGACGTGTCAAATGATTGAGCTAATCGCTGCTTTGCTAATCGGCACTTTTATCCTGATCTTCTTTATTCTTTATGTGTACGGTACGTTCTTCAATAGATGAGAGGGGGTGATTATGGCGACAGCAACAACTACTACACTTGGTGAGAAGTTGGGTGCAAAGCCCCCTCAGCATTATGCTAAGTGGCTTAATGGAATGATCTTTGCAGAGTATGGTGCAGGTAAGACGCATCTACTTGGTACTGCACAGGATCATCCTATGACAGCACCGTTGCTTATCTTCGATATTGACGGAGGTATGCAGACTCTCTCTAATAGAGAAGGCATCGAGGTAGTACCCGTTCGTGACTATGAGACTATGATTGATAAGATTATGGTACTCAAAGATGGTATTGATTCCAAAGGTGAACTACCGTATAAGACCATTGGTGTTGATACCTTTAGTGAGTTCGCTAGTATTGATCTAGCACTCATCATGCGAACGAGGGCAGAAGAGAATCCACGTCTTGATGAAGATGTAGCCGATCAGTATGGTTACAACAAGAGTGGTGCCCATCTTCGTAGAGTAGTAAGATTGCTACGCGATCTTCCATGTAACGTGATTCTAACGTCTCATGTAGCAGACGTGCAAGACTCGCTAGGTAGGATTCAGTATTATCCTATGCTTGCAGGTAAATTGCGGAGGCAAATTCCTGGCTTCCTAGACTTTGTTGGTTACATGAAAGCAGAGGTTGAAGGCGATGAGATAGTTCGTAGCATTCAGTTCGTTAAGACGGATCGTGTAGCAGCAAAGCAACGCAATTGTGGATTCGATGATATTGAATTGAATCCTACAATTCCTACTCTATGGCAGAAGCGTCAAACAGTTACTACAGCAAAGGAGAATGGTAGCAAATGAGTGATATGGTTGAGTTCGACGGTGTAGTTGATCTTACCGATAGAGACGAATCTGTTGGTAGTGGTGGTTTCAATGCAGTTCCTTCAGGTTCTTACAAGTGTACTGTTGATGATGCCGATTGGACATACACGCAGAATGACGGTAAGATGCCTGCTGGTACTCCTGGCCTTAATGTTAGGTTCCGCGTTTCTCTAGATGAACCGGAGCGCAGAGGTCAGAAGGTTGCTAATCAGTGTTTCTTCAAGACGTATTGGATTCCGCCGAAGGATCACGAGAAGGAAGCAGCGCAGAAATTGCGTGGTGCGTTGACTAACTTCCTTAAGGCAGCAGGTGTTACCGATGAAAAGTTGAACAGCAAGAAGTTCAATCTCAATGATGAGAAGGATGACATTATCGGTAACGAGCTTACTGTTGTGGTTGGCAAGAAGTGGAACGACGTTAAAGAGATTGACGAGAATCCCGTTATGGGAGTTAAGCCTGCTGGTGCAAGTGCAAGTAGAGAACGAGCCGGTAGCGTCCTGTAATTAGGGAATAAATGTAGGGGGTGACGGACGGCGACCATACGCGACCTATCCGCACCCCCTACAAATTTCTTCTCCCCCATATATGAGTTCCTTTACCGATATAGGTAGTGAAATGACTCTGCGCCTAGAGTTTTTTGACTACCTGTTTAGTGACGACGTTGGATACGTTTGCATATGTACGCAACGTCCCAATAAAAAAGAGACGTTCAATGAACACTACTTCAAGTGGCCTACTGAGAAGGCTAAGATGTTGGAGTTTATTGACAAGGCTAGGATAGGTCACAACGTATGGTTCGGTGTTAATGTACTTTCGATTCCGAAACGATTGAAAGTTAACTGCATACCACAGAATCTAGTGTGGGCAGACCTTGAACATTGTACGCCTGACAAACTAGAGATACCACCGCAATGTGTATTGGAATCGTCACCAGGCAGATTCCAAGCTATATGGCGTCTAGATAAGAAGATTGAACCTGAACGAGCAGAGGATTACTCACGTCGGATAGCATATAAGTATGCCGATCAAGGTGCAGACAAGAGTGGATATGATCTAACACAACTCCTGCGTGTACCGGGTACGATTAACTACAAGTACGAGGGTCTACAGATAGTACCTGAAGTTAGATTGGTAACTAGCTTTGCTGCACTACTTGATCCGGCTGTATTTGAAGCACTTGAAGTAGCATACGCAGAAGAGGTAGATAACGGTGATGGGCCAGCTATACCTGATCCGAAGTCTTTACCTAATCCTGAGTTTGTTATCTATGAGTTTCGTGGTAAGCTACAAGGTACAGCCTTTGCACGCTTGTATGGTGAGGAACCCGGAGAAGATTGGTCGGATGATCTATGGGCACTAGAGAATATCTGCATCGAAGCGGGTATGAGTGTCGAAGAAACATTCGCCGTTTCTCTAAACGCTAAATGTAATAAGTACAAGCGCGATGGGCGTCCGATATCCCATCTATGGCATGAGATACTTAAGGCTGATATCCAACAGAAGAAGATACTCGGTCTGTTTGGTAATACTGCACCACTTCATATGCCTCAGTTGCTTACGGAAGCAGAGAGTAACATCGTAGGTAACTCAATTATCCACGAGTATATGGAATGGGCAGGGCAAGCTACAGATGCGGTGCCTGAGTACCACGAGTTAGCTTGTGCGATGTTGTTATCTTCTCTCATGGCATCAGGACTCCACGTTAAGGTTGATTGGGGAAAGATCATTCCTAACCTGTGGGGCCTTTTGTTGGGCGATACGACATTGACACGAAAGACTACTGCCGCAGATATGGCAATGGACTTCCTTATCGAAATTGATCCAGAAATCATAGTAGCTTCCGATGGAAGCCCTGAAGGAATCCTAAGTGCAGTTAGTCGTAGACCTAAGATGACCTCGGTGTTCTATCGTGATGAAGTAGCTGGCTTGTTTGAAATGATGCAGAAGAGGGATTACCTAGCTGGTATCCATGAGACATTTACGAAGATGTACGATGTACCGAAGCATTGGCCTAAGCAGCTAAAGCGTGAGACTATTGTTCTTACGGAACCAGTGTTTATCTTCTTCGGAGCAGGTATTCTAGAGAAAGCATATAGTCTCATTAGCGAGCAGTTTGTTACTTCAGGTTTCATACCACGATTCCTTGTCGTAACTGGTTATGTAGACCTTGATCGTGTTAGACCTACTGGTCCACCAAAGCAGACTAGTACAGAGAAGCGGAATGAACTGAAGGTTCTTTTCCAGCATCTATACGATACATATACGTCAGCTACAGTTGAGGTAAAGGCTGGTAATACTTCTTTTGAAATGGAACGAGAAGTAGAAGCACAGCTAACAGATGATGCCTGGACTAAGGCAGTTGAGATAGAACAGAAGCTAGTGAGAACAGCATACGATTCTGATTACCGTGGTCTTGCTAGTCCAACATTTCAGCGTATGTACTTCTCGATGATTAAGCTAGCTGTTCTATTCGCAGCAGCTAGGCAAGACCCCACAGAAGATAGTAAGATTGAAGTTACGTTAACAGACGTATTGGAAGCTGCCTACTTCATTCAGAAGTGGGGCAAGCACATGGTTGAGCTACTTAAACACGCTGGTCGAAGTCCAGATGAAATGAAGCTCAATGCCGTGTATCGAACTATTGAGAATCACCCAGGTATTCTACGCGGTGAGATTATGAATCGTCACAAGATTCAATCACACCTAATGGATCAACTACAACGAACTCTAGAGGACAGGCTAATGGTTCGTTCGGAACGTAAGGGGAGGGGGTACAAATATTGGCCGATAGGACGTGGATAGATGCAGAAGGCAGAACAGGTAAGTTCAAACCTTCACGTATGCCGGAAGAAAATATTGGTCACGTCTGTACCTACGTCAGAGATAGTGATGATCCTAACTTTAAGTATTGCATTTACTGTGGGCGCGTCAGGTATAGAACTAACGCCGAAATCCTAGGAAAGGAAGTAGATGGAACCAATTGACACTAATCCTCCTGAGAAGCAAGTAGAGGGTAAGTACAAGAAGGATGACTATACTCTTAAAGAGTGGGATCGTAAGATTGAGGAAGAGGATGCGCGTTGGCGACACGCTGGTATTAGTCTTGACCAAATGAATTACGCTGGCTCAGAACACTTCGCATTGCAATGTAAGGTGCAAGCTTTGATTAACATTATTCTTGAAGGTGATATGACTGAAGAGAACATGAACCTGAATCTTAAGATGCTACGAGTTGAGAACATGGAAAGAATTCGTGAGGTAGTTGAACCACAGATTGCACAAGCTAAGCTAATGCATGGTGTTCCTAATCCGAGTGTGATTCTACCTTGGATGCAGAAAGGCGCAGAAGGCAATGGTGGATAAGCGCGATCCCGAAAGATTGTATGAACAAATCAAACAGGTACAGAACAATCGTGGTATCTCGATTACTGAAGCAGCCGATCTCGTTGAAGAGGAACACAAAGTACAAATGAATGGTCACAAATGATTATCGGATTCCACGGTTGTAAAGGTGTAGGTAAAGATACAGCCGCACAATTTCTCATTGACACATATGACTTCAACAAAGTAGCGTTTGCTGACCCACTCAAAGAAGCTGTTGCTGCATTGTTTGATATGACTAAAGAACAAGTAGATACACTCAAAGAGAACAATGATGTTAAAGTAGCTATAATGACGGAGGTAAAAGGCTCTCTCCACGCTGGAAACATTATTTCATGGAGAGGATTCCTTCAGAGATTCGGTACTGAAATGGGTAGAGAAACTTTCCATAGAGATTTTTGGGTTGACCTGTGGGAAGATCATCTATACAAAAATTCAATGCATGAAGATGACATAGTAGTTACCGACGTTCGTTTCAAGAATGAAGCTGAGAAGATTCAGCATCTAGGTGGTGTAGTCGTTAGGATAACTAGGCCAGGTCACGAACCCGATGGGCATAAATCAGAAGAACCATTGCCGACTATAATGATTGATGCAGAGATTCATAACAATAGTACACTTGATGACTTTCATGTTGACGTACATCATCTTTACAAAGGACTGAATAGATAATGCACTTCACTGATTATCAAGCCGCAGCAGAGAATACTGCTATCTATCCACGTTCGCAAGGTCTATACTACACTGTGCTTGGACTAACTAACGAAGCCGGCGAAGTAGCTGGTTTACTCAAGAAGTACATTCGTGATGGAGAAATGACTAATGAGGACTTGGCAAATAAAATTGCTGCTGAACTTGGCGACTGTTTGTGGTATCTTGCTATGGTTGCGAGTGAGCTAGGTCTTAGCTTTGATAGTATTGCTGAGAAGAACGTTGATAAGTTGCTTGATCGACAAAGGCGTGGTGTTCTAACAGGATCAGGAGACGAGCGTTAATGCATATTGAAATCTTTCCATCGAAGTATCTTACGTTCCCAGGACGTAGACAGAAGTGGTACGTTCGTTTGATTGCTGACAATGGTGAAACACTTAACACTAGTCAAGGCTATGCTACTAGGTGGAATGCGACAAGAGCTGCTAAGACAGTGTTTCCTAATCTCGGAAGGAAATATTTCGACGGTGTTCGCTAACGTAGCACTTACTATTATTCTTGCTCTAGTGTCGTTGGCACTACTATCGGATATCTTTGCATTCTGGCATGATCGAACCGTGTTCGGAAATGCGATGATGGTAGCTGCTGTTGCATTTACGATTAGTTGGTTCTTCGTTGGTATGAAAGGTGCTTGGTAATGGACTTAATGGATAGAGTATTTGTAGTGTTCATAGCTTGTGGCTGCCTAGCGTTCCTAACGTTGACAGTCTTTATGATCTGGATTATGTTTAACGCAGATAAATTGAATTAAGATGCCAGTTCGTAAGCACCCATTAGCAGAATGCGAGAAATGTCCGTTGCAGCGTAAACGGTGTGCGCCCTCGATAAAACCACCACAGGCTACAACGGCAGTAGTTTCTAGATCACCGGGAAAATACGAAGGTATGGCAGGTAAGCCGTTTTCCGGCCCTAGTGGAAAAGTTCTAGACAATCTGCTGAAACGCAATGGTAAGACAAGAAGCGAGGTAATGCTAACTAATGTTGTCCTATGTGAGATTGATGGTACTAAAGTACCGTCGGAAGCGATTAAAGCGTGCGCTCCAAGATTGCATGATGAGCTATCAGGGATTAGTCTTGTCATTGCCGCAGGAACAGAAGCAGTTAACTTTCTCTGCGGACGAGGGAACATTGATCGTTACCGAGGCTATCGTATTCAACAAGAGGGACGAACAGTTGTCGCTACCAATAACCCTGCACTTGTTCTTCGCGACGATGCTACGTTTCCAAATCTTAAACGAGATTTCAAAAGAGCATTTAATCCAAACCCTCCAACACCATATCCCAACGTCGAGGTAATAGAGAATCTTAAAGATGCCAAGCTACTCATACAATCAATCGGAACCGGAAACGATAAGGTTGCGGCAGATATTGAATCTCGCGGAGGTCTTACCCACCGAGCGACTCTTATTTCGTTGCAATTCAGTGTTGACGGAGCTAATGCCTACGTTCTCGGAGAACGCGAGAAACTTTTTGACAACGAAGATTTCATTAGAGATTATCTACGACCCCTCTTTGAATCCCGACATATACGTTTTATCTGGCACAATGGAAAGTTCGATACCAAAATCCTCATACACACCTATCGAATCAAAGCCAGAGTTGACGAGGACACGATTCTCCTCTCTTATGCGTTGGATGAAAGATCGGGTGGGGATGACGCGATAGGTATTCATGGCCTTGAATATCTATTGATGGAAGAATTTGGTTGGCCGCACTATACTAGCGCAGCTATTGAGCGCGCTAAGAAAACAGGGGTAGTAGAGGACTATGACGAATTTTACGAGTATGCTGGTAGGGATGTTGGTGGGACTCATTCTCTCTTCGATCTTTACCATCCTATGGCTGTTGCTGATGATGTTATACAACCCTATAAGGACATACTCATTAAGGGAACTAACGATCTTGTTATTCCTGCCGAGCTTGCTGGCATCGTTTATGACGTTAATCGTGCTGCTGATCTACATGAGTTTGTAGTAGAACCGGAACTGCGTGATCTTAGAGAGAAGATGAGAGAGTGGGTAGACAAACCTGAACTCAATCCCAATAGTCCACAACAAATGGCAGCTATACTATATGATGATTGGGGTATCGACCATGCAATGCGTAAGCGACCCGACAAGAAGAACAGTGTAGATGATGCAGCAAGACAAGAAATCCTGGCTGGACGTTTTACTTTCAAGAATCGTATGGTCACACGTCGAGAAGGTACGAAGGTTATTGCAGAGCCAGCGCATGATGAAGCAGAACGTAGAGAACACTACAGAGGCTTCGTTGAATTACACCATCGTTCTCAGGAACTCGTTAAACAAGATTCCACCTACCTGATTGGACTCATAAAGAATGCCGAGCAAGACCCCGAAAGTAGAATCTACACTGATCTGCTCCTATTTGGTACTAATTCAGGACGACTATCCTCACGTAGGCCGAATCTACTCAATATCACACGACCGAAAGAAGGGCTACCAAATATCAGAAACCTCTTTAGAGCGAGCAACGGCAGAAAGATTGTTAACGCCGATTTCTCTCAGGCTGAGCTACGGTGTATCGCTGCCTTCAGTGGTGATACTCTACTATCGACCATCTACGAAGAGGGGCGCGACCTTCATTCTGAATGCGCTGAAAGATTCTATGGAAAAAGTTTCACAAAGCATAACAGAGACGTTGCCAAGAACGTGAACTTCGGTGTGTTCTATAGACAGAGTGCTGCAACATTCCAGGAGAAGCACGACATTCCAGAGCGAGAGGCACAACCTTACATTGACTGGATATGGAAAACATTTACTGGTGTTGGAGCATGGGAAAAAAGTATCGAAACAGAGATTCACACTAAGGGAACACTTACTTCTCCATTTGGAAGGAAGCGACGTTTCCATCTTCTCACGGATTTCAATAAGGAAGGAATCTATCGAGAGGGAATTAACTTCTATCCTCAATCAACTGCGTCTGACCTCACATTCACATCTGCCATCATCCTTGCAAATCAAGTTGATTCTAGAAGGGCAGTTCTATTACTCATCCCATATGATGCAATCTTGGCAGATGTTGAAGATGACTACGTTGATGAATACTCCATAATCTGCAAACAAGTAATGGAGTCAAGAGCCAAAGATGCATTGGGATGGACATTGCCATTTAAAGCAGAAATACAGATTGGCCCATCGTGGGGAGAAGCAATATGATTAAGGCACATATCGAACGTGATCCTGTTATGGATGGTTATAGATTCTACCTATGGGATGAAACGCCTCAGTATAAAGTACCGTTTAAATTTGAGAACGGCGACTTTATCCGAAGTCAGAATGATACACTTCAATGGGGTGAAGTAATGGCACCTGTTATGATTATTCATAGTGAACTGTATGAGGCCATTAGTAGAGCTATCATCGGTGACGCAATTGACGATGATGATGCATTACAAGATACTCGTAATGTTCGTGATCGTCTACTTTCGCTAATTGAGTGGAACTGGAAAAATGACCGTCCAGCCTGACCGCGCCGGATTCCGGCTCAGGAACTCATTTAGAAGCCAATCGGGGGGTTCGGTGACTCCCAGGCTACCCGTCTGAGAGAACAGATTAGATGAGATTCAATAGAAATGAGGCTCATGGGAAATATGCATTATATGTTGTCAGTTGATCCCGGTGGTACTACAGGTTATTGTAAAGCATCGTTTGACGGTACAACCCTAACACTACGACCAGGGCAAGAAAGATTCACAGGCGGTGCTTTGTTCAATTTCATCTTGGAAGAAATACAGGCAGCGCGTAAGGTTCAGGACAGTAAGTTTTACCTGATTTATGAGAAGTTTCACTATAGAAACAAAGCTCGCCCAGGTCTTGATTTAACTGCACCGAAATTGATTGGAGTAATGGACTTGCTTGTGGAAGAAGAAGGATTACTAGCGTTTCCCCAGATGCCAGCAGAAGCTATGGGTTATTGGACTAATGACCAACTGAAGCGTTTTCAGATTTATGTGCCCGGTATGGAACATGGCCGCGATGCTATGCGTCACCTACTACAGTGGTGGCAGTTCAAGTTTGGTTTCGGTATCCATAAAATTACACCGTTCACCAATTACAAGGTGATAAAAGATGGGGAGTGAATTCATGCTCGTCATCATCGCCTGTCTTACTCCTATTACTCCGTTTATATTTGCACTAATGTTTGGGAGGTGGAGTCTGTGAGGCTCTGGCTGCAAACTCGCGAAGGCTCTTGGTGGGTCTGGCTTGGGAAC